TGGAGGCCGCATGAAGTATCGCAAAAAGCCCGTGGTGATCGAGGCGCATCAAGTCACCGTGTTCAACTTGGAGTCTGTCGCCGAGTGGTGCGGCGGACAAGTTGTGCGCGGCACTGCGGATGCCAAGCACCGCCTGATCGCCATCCGCACCCTGGAAGGCGTCATGGAAGCCGCTGTGGGCGACTACGTGATCCGGGGCATCAAGGGTGAGTTCTATCCTTGCAAGCCCGACATCTTTGAAGCAACTTACGAGGAGGCCGAGTGATGGCCATTGAAAGAGCGGACGCGCCCCCGAGCGCGGCAGACATCCTGGACGCCATGGCGGCGACGTTCCGCGAGCGCAACCGGGTGTATGGCAGCAACTACAAGATGGTGGCGCCCCTGGTGCGCGTGCTGTTCCCGCACGGGGTGCCTTCCGAGCTGGTGGCCAGCGACAAGTGGCACCTGTTCGAGCTCATCTTGGTGAAGCTCTCGCGGCTGGCGATCAGCAACTTGCAACACGTGGATTCCGTCCACGACATGGGCGTGTATTGCGCGATGGTCGAGCAGTGCATGCTGGAAGAACAACCCACAAACATGGAGGTCCAATGAGCGAGATTTTGGTGACCGGCGCGGGTGCCGGGTTAGGCAAGGCGATCGCCGACAACTTGTCGGCGCACAATCACGCGGTCTACCGCTTCGACCGCAAGTTCGGCGCTGACGTGCGCAACCCCAACGGGACGTACGGCCTGCCGCCGGTCGGGCTGGACGTGCTGATCAACTGCGCGGGCATCAACAAGACCGCGTGGCTCGAGGACTTGCCCGAGGACCAGTGGGACGAGGTGATGGACATCAACGCCAAGGGCATCTACAAGATGAGCCGCTGGGCGCTGCCCGAGCTCATCAAGACCCGGGGCACCATCATCAACGTGGTGAGCAACGCTTCGCACATACCGATGACGACGAGCCTCGCCTACAACGCCAGCAAGGGCGCGGCGCACATCATGACGCTCCAGATGGCCCGGGAGCTCAGCAAGAAGCATGGCATCACCGTCTTCGGCATCAGCCCCAACAAGCTCAAGGGCACCGAGATGTCGCAGGACATCGAGGACCAGGTCGTCGCGCTGCGCGGCTGGACGCCCGAATACGCGCAGCAATACCAGCTCAACGCGCTGCTCGCCGGGGAAGAGACCGACCCCGAACAGCTGGCACAATTCGTCGCGTACCTGCTCACCAGCAAGGCGCATCACAAGTACCTCACGGGGTGCGTAATTCCCTACGGAGCATGACAATGGACCAACAATTCCCCAAGCCGCGCACCCGCGTCGAAGTCACCGATCTCTATGAGAAGATCGTCCAAACCGACTACGCCCGCGTCGAAGGCACGACCATGACTCTGTGCGTGCTGCACCTGAAGAACGGACACACCGTGATCGGCAAGAGCGCTTGCGTCGACCCCAAGCAGTTCAATCAGGCGCTGGGCGAGAAGTACGCCTTCGAGGACGCGATCAATCAGCTGTGGCCCCTGGAAGGCTACCTGCTGCAAGAAGACCTTTACCGCAACGCCCAGAACAACGCGGCGGCCGCGCAGTTCAACCCAGAAGTTGAGCAGCCCAACGACGTTGCGTGAGGACGAGCCGTGTCAATCGCAAACAACTACTTGTGGGACCCGCAGCGGGGGGACGCTTATGAGCGAGAGATGATGCGCAAGCAGGAAATGCTGCGACAACACGAGTGGCATCAGCGGATGCGCGGCATCAGCCCGATCGACAACGGCGGCACGGGCCGCTCGATCGCAGCGAACCCCGTCGAAGTCGTTGACCCCAAAGACCCCCTGGCCTTTTTGAAGAAGGCCGACAAAACCGTTTTGCTCACAGGAGAAGCATTATGAAACTGAAGCCCTTTGCCGACCTGATCGCCTTGTCCAAGGAGAAGCTGGCCGAATCCCTCGCCCCCATCCGCGCGCGCAAGGTGCGGTCGCAGGCTGAGCTCGAGATGGCCAAGCTCGACGACGAGCTGATCCGGCTCGAAGCCGACATCCAAGAGCAATGCGCCAAGGAGGACATCAACTTCCCTTCCTTGCTCGACAAGCTCGACAAGGTCGCGCTCCTCGAGCGCCGCAAGACCCAGTACGAAGAAGTGCTCAAGCAGCTCTTCCCCGCCAAGGCCTGATTTCGGGGCCGAAAGCGGATGCTGCGTAGTGCCGTCACGGACTCCGGAGCGCAGTGCAGCGAGTAGGCCCCACCACTTCAACAACAAGGAACCAAAAATGAAATTCTTCATCGAACAAGTCGCCCTTTGCCCCACCAACCCGGAGAAGGCGGTCGCGCTGCTCAAGGAGCTCGGCCTCACTGAGTGGGTGCAGGACCGCGTCGTGGCTGAAGGCCGCGTGCACGGCGTGCCGGGCCGCAACGAAGCCGACCTGGCTTTCAACTATGACGCCACCCGCCCCGAGGGCAAGCCGCTGGAGCTCGAAGTGCTGCACTATGCTCGCGGCACCAACTGGATGGAGCAGCACCCCAACACGGTCAGCCACCTGGGCATGCATTGCACCGCTGAAGAGCTGGGCGAGTTCCGCCGCAAGTTCGCTGACATGGGGTACAAGGTCGCGCAGGAGGTGTTCACTGAGAGCCACACCAACCCGTTCCTGCTCGAGACGGGCCGCAAGTACCAATACGTGATCTTCGACACGCGCGCCGTGCTGGGGGTGGACATCAAGCTGATCGTTCGCAGGGAAAAGCAAAACCAGGAGTAACCGTGGGTTGCGTGTACAAAGTTGTTTTGAGCAGCGGGAAAGCGTACATCGGTTTGACAACCAAGACGATGTGCGCCAGACTCTCTTCTCACAAAAAAGACGCCGGTCGCGGAAGCAAACTCTTGTTCCACAAGGCATTGAGGGTTTATCAAGTTCTCTGCGCACAAGAACTTTTTGTTTCTGACGACGAAGACATTTTGTCTTCTTTCGAACAAGCCGCAATCGCACAACACTGCACACGCGTTCCGCAAGGCTACAACTTGACGAGCGGCGGCGAAAAGAGTTTCGCGCACCACGAAGAGACGCGAGCCGCCATATCCGCGATGATGATTGGCACTCAACGCCGCCTCGGCTCTAAACACAGCGACGAGTCCAAGGCTCTGATGCGCCAGAAAAAGCTCGGCAGAAAGTTGAGCGAAGAAACACGCAGGCGCATGTCGGAGTCGAGGAAGGCATTCTATGCGATCGCAGAAAACCGCGCAGCGCTTGTTGAAGCGCGTCGCGCTCAAGCGGCAAAAAGGAGAATTTCAGAATGAGCGAATTCGTTTGTGTATTTGACGTGGAAACCACAGGCCTGCCGCTGCACCCTTCGGCCCCGCTGGAAAAGCAGCCGAAGATCATTGAGCTCGGCGCCGCGCTCCTGGACCGGGAAGGCAAGGTCGTCGAGACGTTCAGCCAGCTCGTCCACCCGCGCGAGTCGGTGACAGAGGAGATCACCAAGATCACCGGCATCACCAATGAGATGCTGGTGGACGCGCCCAACTTCGAGGAGTGCCTGCCGCAGCTGCGGCACGTGTTCGGGCAAGCCTTCGCCGTGTTTGCGCACAACTTGCCGTTCGACCGGCTCATGCTGCGCAACGACCTGAAGCGCTTGGATTGCCTGGACTTCCCGTGGCCGCGCGGCGAATACTGCACCGTCGGGCTGCATCGGGGCGAGTGGGGCCGCAACCCCAAGCTCATCGAGCTCTACGAAGCCACCATGGGCCGTCCCCTGCCCCAGACCCACCGGGCGCTGGACGACGTGATGGCGCTGGTCGAGGTGGTGCTGGCGCGCGGCCTCCACACCATGGCGTTCGACGAGCGCGACGCCGCAGCACAACCTCAAGAACCCACGCCTGCAGCTGAGGAGCCCGCAACGTGAACCCGACCAACAGACTGCGATTTGTGCGGCGCAAAGAGGTTGTCGGGCAAGAAGGCGACACAACTATCACGCGTCGGGTGCGCATCCTGCAACAGTGGTGGGCGCCACAAAGAAGTTTTTCCGACGGCTATGGCTATCAGACTGTCGAATTGCACGGCGGCGAATGGCGCGACATCCCGCTAGAGGTGGAGCAAGAATGACCCTCCCGCAGCTGCGTTGCCGCACCGAGTTTTCATTCCGGCAGGCCTTCGGGCCGGTGTCCCGGGTGGCGGCGGCCGCTGCCGCGCTGGGCGCTCCGGCGGCGGGGATCGTGGACGGTTCGACCTGGGGTCACGTCCGGTGGGCCAAGGCGGCCGCAAAAGAAGGCTTCAAGCCACTTTTCGGCACCGAGCTCACCGCTCCCTTCCCCGACGGCCGCAAGCCCCAGGCGTGGGCGTTGGCTGAAGATACGCGTTCTTTCTACCGCTGGTCCACGGCGCTACGCCAGAAAGAGGCCGATCCGCTGGCGCTCCTGGCGGACGCGAAGGGCGTTGTGCGTTTTTCTGGCCCGGGGCTGACGGACCCGGCGCTGTTCGATTACGTGGACCTCAACCCCAACTCCCCGGTGGAGCAGCGCGCGGCGGTCGCCCTGGCCCGCCGGACGGGCAAGCCGCTGGTCGTCACCAGCGCCAACAGCTACCCCCGCCGCGAGGACTACGACGCCTTCATGGCGATTGGCGGGCGCGAATCGACCACGCCGCAGCACCTGCTCAGCGCGGCCGAGCTGCGGCAACACATCCGGGTGCTGGACGACGCCGCGTGGGAGCAGGCCGTGCGCAACACTCACGAGGTGGCCGAGCGGTGCGCGGGCGCGCTGCCGACCGCCCCGATCATTCAGGTCGCGGGCGACCTCCGCGCGCTGGCGGAAGCGGGGCGGCAGCGACGCTTGGCGCTCGGACACTTGCCCTCCTGGCCCGAGGAATACGCCGCGCGGCTGGAGCGGGAGCTGGTGGCGATCGAGCAGAAGGCGTTCGAGAGCTACTTCATTGTCGTGGCCGACCTGATCGAGTGGGCCAAGCACCGCATGCTCGTCGGCCCCGGGCGCGGCTCGTCGGCGGGGTCGCTGCTGTGTTACTTGCTGGGCATCACCGAGGTCGACCCAATCCCGCACGGGCTGCTGTTCGAACGGTTCATTGACCTGACCCGCAAGGACTTGCCCGACATCGACATCGACTTCAGCGACGTGAAGCGCGAGCAGTGCTTCGAATACTTGGCCGACAAGTATGGCCGCAACTGCGTGGCACGGATCGGCAACGTGAACACCTTGAAGCCGCGCTCCGTGATGGCCGAGGTGTGCAAGCGCTTCGGCATCCCCGACAAGGAGCGGTTCGACCTGCTCAACGTGCTGATTGAATACAGCTCGGGCGACAGCCGGTATGGCAAGGGGCTCGAAGACACCCTCAACAACACCGAGACGGGCAAGAAGTTCATGGCGCGGCACCCCAAGGCCGTGGTCATGAGCGAGGTGGAAAACCACGCCTGGCACACCGGGGTGCACGCCGCCGGGGTGATCGTGTGCAACGTGCCGGTGGACGAGTTCTGCACCATCGGCCCGGACGGCGTGGCGCACATCGACAAGCCCGACAGCGAATATCTCAACCTCCTGAAGATCGACGCGCTGGGGCTGCGCACCCTGGGCGTGATCGAGGACAGCGGCTGCGTGACCGCCGAGCAGCTCTACGGGCTCAAGTTGGACGACCCGGCGGTGTTGGACATATTCAACCAGCGCAAGTACACCGGCATCTTCCAGTTCGAGGGGCAATCCCAGCGCACCATCTCCGCGCAGGTGCACGTGGACAACTTCCGCACGGTGGACCACCTCACGGCGCTGGCGCGCCCCGGGCCGCTCGGCGGCGGCGCCACGGGCAAGTACATTGCGCGCAAGGCGGGAGCCGAACCCGTGAGCTACACGCACCCCGCCCTCCAGGAGCTCCTGCAGGACACCTACGGGGTGGTGCTCTACCAGGAACAGGTGATGCGCATCGTGCGCGACCTGGGCAAGTTCTCCTGGGACGAGACGACCGTGATCCGCAAGGCGATGTCTGGCCGCAAGGGCAAGGAGTTCTTCGACCAGCAAGGCGCAAAGTTCATCGCTGGCGCGGCGCAGGACGGCATCGACGAGGGCACGGCGCACGAGATCTGGAACGAGATCTGCAACTTCGGCGCGTGGGGCATGAACAAGAGCCACACCTGCGCGTACGCGGTGATCAGCTACTGGTGCGCGTGGATGAAGGCGTACTACCCGTTGGAATACGCGGCGGCGTGCTTGCGCTCGGCCAAGGACGACGACCAGACCATGGAGATCTTGCGCGAGATGGCCGCCGAGGGGGTGGATTACGTCGCGTTCGACCCCGAGCTCTCGGACGTGAACTGGGCCGTGCGCGAAGGGCGGCTGGTGGGCGGGTTCCTGAACTTGGTGGGCTTCGGCCCCTCGAAGGCGGTCGCCGCCGTCGAAGCGCGCCGCCTGGGCAAGATGGACGACAAGCTCCGCAAGCGTATCGCCGAGGCGCACGTGAAGTTCGACGACCTCTACCCAATCAGCCGCAAGTACGCCGCGTGGTACGCAGACCCTGCGGCGCACGGTTGCCGTGTTGGCTCCGTCATCTACAAGGCAGACGCTATGCCCGACCGGGGTGACATCCTGTTCATCGGCAAGGTCGTCAAGAAGGAGCTCCGCGACGAAAATGAGACCGTGCGCGTGGCGCGGCGGGACGGACGCCGCCTGACGGGGCCGACGATCTTCGCGGACTTTTTCTGCAAGGACGACACCGGCATCCCGATCATCTGCCGCGTGGACCGCAAGGACTTCGAACCCCTGGGGCGCATTGCAATGGAGCGGCTCGTCGCCGAGCAGGACGTGATCCTGGTGCGGGGTCGCAAGATACCGAATTTCGGGATGATCAAGGTCGAGCGCATGAAGGTGCTCAACAGAGAGGAGAGCTTGCGTGAGGAAGCCGGAACAACGCTTGTGGGATAGGCTGCGCGCGGCGTGCGCGGGGCAGGTGCGCACCGAGCGCATCGAAAATGTGGTCGGAGTCGGCCGCCCGGACGTGGACACCTTGGTCGCCGGGAGCTTTGTTCCCGTCGAGCTCAAGCAAGTGGACGGATGGCCCGCGCGCTCCAGCACCCGGGTGTTGGGCGACGAAGGGTTGAGCCAAGTGCAAAAGAACTGGCACCTGGACTGGCGCAACTGGGGCGGCACTTCGCTCATCGTGGTCGGGGTCGGGCAGGAGGTGTTCGCCTTCAGCGGCGAGCGCGCCGACGAGGTGAACGGATACAACACGGTGCAGTTTCAGAACGCCGCAATCTGCTCCGGCGTGCAAGCCGTGGTCGGGCTGCTCGTGAGCATGGGCAACAAGGGGAAGGCGTGAAAACCTCAGGCATGAAGCACCAGCTGGAAGCCGTGCAACGCATGGTCGGGCGGCGCACGTACGCGCTGTTCATGGAGCAGGGCACGGGCAAGACCTGGACCTTGCTCGCCGACTTGGAGCGCTTGTACGCCAAGGGCACCATCGACGCTGCGCTGGTCGTCGCCCCCAACGGGGTGCACCTCAACTGGGTCAACCGCGAGATCCCCACGCACATGGAAGGCGAAATTGTCGCCCGCGCATGGCGCTCCGGGGCCGGGGTGCGTTACCGCAAGCACCTGGAACAGATCATGCAGCCGCGCGCCGAGGGGTTCCCGGTGCCGCTGCGGATCCTGGCCGTGAACATTGACGCGCTGGTGACCAAGGCGGGGTACGAGTTTTGCGAGCGGTTCCTGAACGCGACCAAGGCGCTCATCATCGTGGACGAGAGCGGCCGCATCAAGAACCCCGACGCCGGGCGCACCAAGGCGCTGATGAAGTTGCGCAAGAAGGCGCTGGGCGCACGGATCGCGACCGGCACCCCGATCACCAAGGCTCCGACCGACGTGTTCGCGCAGCTGGAGTTCCTGGAAAGTGGCTTGTTGGGCACGACCAGCTACCGCGCGTTCGTGGCCGAATATTCCGACGTGTTGCCCGCCAGCCACCCGCTGATGCAAAACATGATCCGCCGCAACCCGCGCGCGGCGTTCGCCCAGATTGTCGCCAAGAACCCCGACGGCTCGCCGCGCTACCGCAACCTCGACAAGCTGCAAAAGCTCCTCGAGCCGCACTCGTTCCGGGTGCTGAAGAAGGACTGCCTGGACCTGCCCGAGAAGATCTACAAGGTGTTGCCCTTCGAGCTCGAGCCCGCTCAGCAGCGCGCGTACGAGAAGATGGAGGAGGAGCAGCGCATCGAGCTCGACGACCGCACCGAGCTGCCGGTGAGCGAGCTGGCCGCGCTGGTGAAGTTGCAACAGATCACGAGCGGCTTCGTCAACCTGCCCGGCGGCGCGGGCGTCCGATACGTGAGCGAGGACAACCCCCGGCTCAAGGCGCTCATGGACGCGGTGCAGGACGTGGACGGCAAGTTCGTCGTCTGGGCCCGGTTCACCGAAGAGATCGCGGCGATCCAGGAGGCGATGCAAAAGGCGGAGATACGCGCCGTGAGCTACTACGGGGCCACGAGCCGCGACGACCGGGAGGCCGCCGTGGACGGGTTCCAGAACGACCCCGAGATCCGCTGCTTCATCGGCAACGCACAGGCCGCAGGCATCGGGCTGACCCTGACGGCGGGCGAGACCGTGTTCTACTACAGCAACTCCTTCGACCTGGACCACCGCCTGCAGTCCGAAGACCGCTGCCACCGCATCGGCACGCGCAACAACGTGGTGTACATCGACTTGGTCGCCGAAGGCACCGTGGACGAGAAGATCGCCCGCAATCTGCGGCGCAAGAAGAACGTGGCCGCACTGGTGCTGGGCGACGCCTAGCGCGGCGACGAGGGATAATAGGCTGCAGAACGCTCAGAAAGGAAACAGGAGAGATGCCCAAAGTTTACGCCCCACAGGTGCCTTCGAAGTACGACCCCGCCACGCGGCTGTGGGTTCCTTCGATCAACCTCGACCCCGCCAAGCAGTTCGGCGACCTTGTCGTCATGCTGCCCCCGAACGCCAACCGGCTCCACATCAACCCGCTCGTCGTCGCGTTGCGCGAACAGATGAAGGACTTCGGCCCCGAGGACCACGTTGTGGCCGTGGGCGACCCGTCGCTGATCGCGGTGGCCGCGTGCATCGCCGCCAAGAAGACCGGCGGCATCTTGCGCATCCTGAAGTGGGACCGGCAAAGCAGCTCGTACATCTCCGTGGAGGCGCAGGTATGATCGATTTCGAAGCAGACGCCGCAGGGCAGCAAGAGCCCGCAACGCTGGAGCGGGCGGTGAAGATGGCTGAGCTGTTGGTGCAGTTGCGCGGCAACGTGGACACCTTGGAAAAGCAGCTCGCCGTCGCCAAGGCTGACGTGCGGCGCGTGGAGCAGGAAGATCTTCCTGAGCTGATGGCCGAGCTGGGCCTGGAGACCTTCCGGCTCAAGTCGGGCGAGCTGATCGAGGTGAAGCAGGAAGTGAACTGCGCCATCACCGAAGAAAAGCGCGCCGCCGCGCACGCGTGGCTCACCGAGCACGGGTTCGGCGGCCTGATCAAGACAGAGGTCGTCGTCACGTTCGGTCGTGGCGAGCACACCGAGGCTGAAGAATTCGTGCATGAAGTTGAAGAGCAAGGCAAGGCTCCGATTCTGCAGGAGCGTGTGCACCCCAGCACGCTCAAGAGCTTCATCAAGGAACAGATGGCCGCTGGGAAGCCTGTGCCGTTCGACCTGTTCGGCGTGTTCCCCTACAACAAGGTTCAGATCTCGCTCAAAAAGTGAGCGGAACGCTCTGCCGCGCGGCGTTTTCTGTGCGCGGCAAATTGACTAGAAAGTGTGAATCATGAGCGAGAAAGAAGTAGCCGTGGTTGAAGAGAAGACCACCGCGCTGGCCCCCAGCGGGCTGATGGACTTTGCCGCCGACGCGGGCGCGGGCATGGAAGGTGCCGGGCAGGAATCGTTCGCGATCCCGTTCCTGAGCGTGCTGCAAAAGGGCTCGCCGCAGGTGGACGAAGCCTCTGGCGCGGCGATCGAAGGTGCCAAGGCGGGCATGCTGTTCGAAAACGTCACCGGGCGCATGTTCCCGGGCAAAGAGGGCGTGCTGATCGTGCCGTGCTCCTATCGCCGCGAGTTCCTGCGCTGGGGTGCCCGCGACAACGGCGGCGGCTTCAAGGGCGCGTTCACCGCTGAGGAAGTGGCCGAGATGCGCAACAAGGGGCAGATCGTTGAGTTGGAAGGCAAGCTCTACGCCCCCGAGCCGGACGGCTCCGTCAACGAAAAGAAGAGCGACCGCTTCAACGACACGCGCAACCACTACGTGCTGATCCTGGACGAGAAGACGGGCGCTTGGGCCGAGGCGCTGCTCTCGCTCACCAGCACCCAGATCAAGAAGTCCAAGGCGCTCATGTCCGCGCTCGCCGCTGTGAAGCTCAAGAACGCGGCGGGCCAGATGTTCACGCCGCCGACTTTCGCCAACGTTGTGCGCGTGACGACCACGCCTGAGTCGAACGACAAGGGCACTTGGTTCGGCGTCAAGTTCGAGCTCGCCGGTCAGGTCGACCGCACCGAGGTCTATGCGGCCGCCAAGGCGTTCCACGCCAACATCGCCAAAGGCGGCGTCCAAGTGAAGTACGAGGACAACGTCGACGACGCCCCCACCGAAGCCGCCGGTTTCTGACGCGGTTGCCGGGGCGCGAGGGTTTTCCCTGAGCGCCCCGGCTCAGATCCAGGCATAATAGCCTCACCGCACATTTGCGGCATAACTTAGAAAGGAACAATCATGACCGAATCAACACGCGAACGCATCCGTTGGAACGCCGCAGAGCGGGACGCCGTGATGGCCGAGATCACTCGCCTCGTCGCAGGCGGCGCGCAGGGCTGGTCCACGCAATTCCTGCTGTCCACAGCCCAAGAGGTGCTGCCAATGCACCGCCGCCGCATCATGCAAGGGGCCGCCGTCACCAACTTGAAGCCGCTAGTGCAAGCGGCTCGGGAGGCGGCCAAGAACCAACCGAAGCCTCAACCCCAGGCAACCCCTCAGCCAGAGGCTGCCGCGCCCAACCCGGCCACGCCTATTGAAGCCCTGATGGCAGAGATCGTCGACCGGGTGGCCGAGCGGGTGGCCAACTTGGTTCTCGACCGGATTGCGGACGTGCTGGCGCCGCCGGTTCAGTTCACGCCGGAGCTCGCGGCTGAGCAGGCTTGCTTGACCTGGAAGGCCGCGACGGAGCGCGCCCGGCGGCCCGGGGTGCTGATTGTCGGCTTGCTCGGGGCGCAACGCACGACCGTGAAGTCGCTGTTCCCGCATCTGGACATAACGACCCTCACGGCGGACGAAGCTGTTTCTCGCCCCGCCATCCGCCGTGCGCACACCGTCTTGATGACCAAGTTCATAAACCACTCGGTGCAAGAAAAATACCGCAAGGCCGACAATCTGTTGTATTGCAACGGCGGCGTCACCGACCTGATCGCCACGCTCAACACGATCGCCGCCCAACCCGCCACTCAGAAGAACGACCATGCAGCACTGGATCATTGAGCTTTTCCGCAAGCCGAGCGCCGAGGTCTTGGCGCAGCGGGAGCTGGAAGACGCGCAACGCAACTTGCTGGAATGCCAGCGGATGCGCGATTACTACGAAAATATGGTCAACTTCAACTCTGTCCGGATCAAGCAAACCCGCGCCATGCTGCGCGGCTGTGCCGACAAGCAATGACCGACCAAATTCGCCCCTCCGACGACCGCGCCGCGATGGTGGACAGCGGGTATTTCTGGCGCAAGATCGACGCGAGCACGCCGACAGGGGTGAAGATCCAACTCGTCAACCGCGCCGCCGGAGTGGCCGTCTATGGCACGCTCGGCGGCCGCGAGCGCTTTTTCACGCACTGGGCTCCGCTGCCCAAGTTCCCCGAAGAGTGATGTACCACAAGCACGTCAAGAAGAGCGTCGCGCTCAACCCGGTCGCGCGGGCCGTGGCGCGCAAGGCGCTGCAAGAAGCGATCACAACGCGCAAGATCGAGCTTTACATGATGAGCGCGGGCGATCCCTGCGAGGACGTGTGTGCGCGCATCGGGTTCACGCTCTCCGTGATCGCGGCAGCCGCGCAGCGAGATCCCAAGGTCGGCGAAGACGACCCCCGGGTGCGGATCTTGCGCGGGGCGATTTCGGCTTGCGTGCAGATGGCCGACGCGGACAAATACGAAACCACCAACACCGTGGCGCTGGACCGGGCGCTGGACTTGGCCGTCGAGCTCAACGGGGTCGTCGATCCAGCGCTGATGAACCAGGTGTTCAACGAGTTCACTCGAGCTGGCGCCTGATGCCGTGGGCTTACATCCTCAGCCTTTTGGGCCCCGGCATGCATTGGGGCCGCACGCAAGAAGAGTTGCTCGCGGCGATTGACCGCGCTCGCCGCGAAGGGCAACCCGCAGCCGCAGAACACATCGAGATAATGCTCGACTTGCGCAATGTCGTGCGCATGGACAAGCCTCTCAAGAAAGAAGCCCCGGAAGCGTGAGCCTCCGGGGCAAAGCGGTGGTGGTCACCGAGGAGAATCGGTTACCTTTGGGGTTGCTGCGGCTCTTCTTCTAGCTCCTTCAACCCGGGAGCGCTGGGTGCCAGGCGGCGGATGGTTGCGTCCACATCCTCCTCTTCTTCGACGCTGGGAGCGGGCGCGCCAGATTCCGGCTGCGGCCACAAGCTGGTGGTGATGCCGGTGGTGGCGCCCGCTTCCGCCGCACCCGCGCGCAGCGCCTTGGGGGCCAAGTCGGCGGTGCGTTGTTCGAGCATGCGCACAACAGTGGCGACCTCGCCCGGGTCGCTGGACATCAGCATGTCGGCCAGACGGTCGGCCGTCTCGTCGTTGATCTTGCTGGCCCGCACGAACCGCGAGACCATGGAGAGCAACGACCCCTTGAAGCCGCCGGTGAGGCCGCTGGCGACGGCTTCGCCCACGCCGCTGTCTTCGTCGAGCGTTTGTTGGATCTGCAAAGTCTTGGCCGTGCTGGAGCCGCGCAAGATTTCTTGTGCTTCGCGGACGAGTTGCGCTTCTCGCTCCAGCGCAGAGCGGAAGAGCTTGAACTGCGCGGGGCTGTCGAAGAGGGGTTGCAACTTGGCGATCATCTCCGGCGACCCCACCAAGCGCTGCGCCGCATTGATGTTGTTGGTCGGGCCCATCACGCGCGAATAAATGTCGCGCGCCACGCCCGTGCGGAACGCGTCTTTTTCCGCCGGGGTCATCTTGGCGACCATCTTGATGACCTGCTCGTGGTCGAGCTTGCCGAAGTCGTTCATGCCCGCGCGCAGGGCGTCGATCACCTCGATGTCGCCTGCGTAGGTTTGCCGCGCGGCCTGGTAGGCTGGGACATTCTCGTCGATCGCGTTCACGAACTCACGGCGCAAGTCGCGCAGCGCGGCGGCGTCGGGGATGCGCATGCCTTTGCCGTCGAAGCCGGAGCGGATGGTTTGGTCGATGCCGCGCTTGATGTAATCCAGCGTGCGCACGTCCGGCAGCCGCACCAACTCGAGAATCTCGTTGCCCGCCTCGTCCATGCGGCCGGAGGGCTTGTAGATCTCGGGGAGGTCGAAGCGCTTGGTGTCCTCGCCCCGGAGCTTTGCGGCGAGCTTTTCTGTTTCAGCGATCTCGCGCGCCTTGCGGAAGAAGCCCTGGAACTCGGGGTGTTGCAGCACGGTCGCGATGCGCGGATCGTCCACATCGCCGAACGCATAGGCGTCGTCGTAGAGTGTGCGAGCGTTCTCGCGCAGCTCCTTGACCAAGGCCTCCTCGTCGTTGTAGAAGTCGCCCGCGCGCAGGTCGGTCTTGGCCCGTTGATACACGCGCTCGCGAGACCCAGCGCCTTGTTCGCCGATCTTCTTCTCGATCTTGCGCGCGCCGCGTCCGGTGCGTTGCGCCACCCCACGAGCCAGGTCCACGAGCATGGGGTCCACGTTGGCCGCGACAGAAGGCACGCCCATGGCCCGATCGCGCGCCGTGGCAGCAGCGATGTCTTGCGGCTTCATGTCGGCCTCGGCCAAGGCGCGGTTGAGCTTGTCCGCTGCGCGCTCGCCCGCTCGCCCGGCTGTCGGGGCCAACTTGTCGCGCAACCACTGAGCGCCCGCCGTACCAGCGCGGATCGCTGCCGGGGTAGCTACCCCCACCCCGCCGCCAATAATCGCGCCGCTGGTCGCTCCGCTCAGACGGCGGCCCTCCTCCGCACTGCCCGCGCCGCTGACGGCACCGGTCGCCGCGCCCAACGCGCCCATGCGTGCGAGAGCGCTCGCCGTGCTGCGGCCCAACTGCGCGGCCCCTGCGGCCTGACCGCCCGGCACCAACATCATTGCTACGCCCGGGATCATGCCGCCCGCCAGCTCAGACGCGCCTGCGGTGAAAGGGTTCTCTTCAGCGAACGCGCCCTGCTCTTGGCGAATTTGCTTGACGAGCGCGTCATATTCGCCTTGACCGAGCTTGGAGCGGAGCCAAGCTTCAGCCTCGTCGCCCCAGCCCATGCCGAGGCCTTGCCCGAGCACGGCGCGAGTGACGCCCCGGCCGAAGTTGGGTTTGGTCGCCATTATTCAGCCGCTCCTGCGTTGGGGTCCACGTCGCGGTAGAGGCCGCGATTGATTTCGTTGAGGCGCTTGGTCTGGCGGGCCTGAGCGCGCTTGAGCGCGTTGTAGGCGTTCTTGATGATGATGCCGCGCTCCTTGACGCTGGCGGCGTCGAGGCCTTGCAGCGCTTCCAGCGCCTTGCGCTCGTCGTTGGAGATTGCGCCGGGGAAGGTGTCCTTGAGCTTGGCGAGGGCCTGCGAGCGGAGCAGGTTTTCCATCGTCCTCGTGGCCACCACCTTGGGGTTGTCGCCCTGGGTCTTCTCGAGCAGCGTGCGCTGAGCCCGGTCGGTGAGTGTGTTGTCGAAGGTTTGCGGATTGAGCTTGAAGGCCTGGTCCAGCGCTTGCATCGCGGAGCTGGTGGCGCTCAGGGCATCTTCGGTGTCGGTCTTGAGCTTCACTTCTGCAGGGGTGAGCCGCGCGGCTTGTTGCTCGGCGAGGTCGGTGCGGCGACCGGCCAGGGCTACTTGCGCCTGCGCCACGCCCATCTGAGCGATCATCGACTGGATCTGCGTGTTCAGCCGCTCGACGTTTTGGTCGGCGATCTCTTTCACGCGCTTTTGAAACTCGGGGGTGCCGCGCTTGAGGCCTTCGTCGGCGGCTTGCTTGCCCGCCGTGCTGTCGGCTTCGCCGCTCTTCACGTAGGATTCGATCACCTTGGAGGTCAGTGCGCGAGCGTCCTTCATCTCCTCGCCCGCCAGGGTGCGCAGCGTGGTGAGGTCTTCCTTGGCGGAGTCGGCGCGCGCCTTGGCCCCCGTGATGGCCAACTGAAGCTTGGCGGCCTTGTCGGCCTTGGCCCCTTCGCGCTCGGCCTTGGCGACATCGGCCATTTCCTTGCCCGCCAGCGCCAGGTTCTCGGTGAACGCGCCAGTCTTGGTCGGCGAGCCGAACGCTGCGGCCAGCCGGAAGTAGGTCTCTGCCTTGCTCGGCTTGTTGGAGGTGTCCTCGCTCAGGGCGCGCTCCAAGAGCTTGTTGAAGGCGTCGGTTTCTTTGCTGGCGCGGGCGCGGGCCGCCTTCAACTCGTCGGCGTAGACCGACTGCTTGGGGGCGTAGCGCGCCAACATCGCCGCCAACTCGGCTGGCATGCCGCCTTCTACCGCTGCAGCCGCGCGGCCCGCGCCGCCCAAAGCCGTTGCGGGCGCTTCCGTGAGGCCAGCGGGCGCGGCTTCAGCGCGCCGGGGCATCGGTCGGCCGACCATCGGGCCGAACAGCGCCGCGTCGTCATTCACGCCGTAGGACCCGGAGCCCAACGCGCCGGGCGGATAACCGATCGGGAAAGGCCGCGCATTGGCGGCGATCGGCGAAGGCAGCTCTGGCGCGGCTTCTTCCATCGGCATCGCGCCGCGCGAGCTGGTCGGGATCGACGGCATCGTCGGAAGCTCAACCGGCTGCAGCTGTCGCTGCGGCATCACGCTGCCGGATACCGCAGGGACGTAGCCGCCGGATTCAGCGATGCTAGGCAAATTGGCCGGGTTGGCCAAGCCGTAATTCGCCGCCAAGGTGTTGAGGTCGTTTGCCATCGGTCTGGTGTTCCTGTTAACCTTGGATCAGGCCTGCTTCAGCCGGGGCTCGGCGGTCTTTGAGCCGAGCCACTTGCACAGCGGCAATCCAACCGCCATCATCGCGCGACCCACCAGCGAAGGCGCGGCCGCGACGCCCATGCTGCGGGCCATCTCGCGCGACCAAGGCGTGGCAACAATGTGCGCGAGCTTCGTGACTGCGCGGCCGAACAGATCTTCGCGGCGCATCCAGCGGACAACGTGTCGTGCCCACCGAGCGTAGCCTGCGTAGGTTTCCGGGTGCAACCGAACGAGGATCTCGCCGAACGCTTGGTCGGCGGCGAAGATTTCCTCGGGCATCAAACCTTGCCGGTGCAACTCGGTGCAAATCATCTTGCTGCCGCCGTCGCCGCCGCCCCCGTCGCCGCTCGGAGCGACGTTCTCGCCATACGACCCATAGCCGCCGTCGATCGCGCCAGGCGCAGGAGCGCCGCCGGGTGCAGCGTTTTCGCCGTAGGAGCCGAAGCCGCCGGAGTCGTATCCGATGTTGCTTGCGCCGCTGCCGAGAGAGGCGTTGTATTCAGCGGCAGCTTGTTGCGCGGCTTGTGCGTTGCTGATCGTCGGCACAGCGTCTTCAACCGGCGCGGCGGCTTGCTGCCCGATCAAGTTCGCCACCAAGCCGTTCGTCAGTGACAGATTGGCCGCATTGGGCGTGACGTTCGCGGGCAACCCGGTCGGAGTCAGCAAGTTGCCGAAGTGATCGTATTGCGCCATGTAGTTGGCGAGCAGGTTGCCGTTGGCGACGTCTTTGGCCAACTGAACGTCCTCCGGCACCAGCGCATTCTGGATCATTCCGGGGATGGTGTAGCCGAAGATGTTTTGGCCTAATTGCGTGATCGCGGCCATCGTCGGGTGCATGGAGTAGTATTGCGCCTGCTCCAGCGGGCTCATGTTGCCCCAGGCCGCAGCAGCGTCGTCTGCGGGACCGGATGTTGGCCCTTCAATGTAGCTCGAGGCCGCGCCGCCAGCAGCGGGCCGCAACGCAGCGAGCGGCGCGGTTGCAGCGGGCACGGCGGGAGCAGGAGTGGCTGGCGCGGCGTTGGAATAAGTCGGCTCTTGCAGCGCCGTCAATGGGGAGGGGGCTTGCGGTGTCGGGGCCGTCGGGGCATAACCCGGCGCAGGAGCCGCGCCCGGCATGCCAGGAGCGGGCGCGCCCATCGGCCGCAGCGCAGCGAACTGCGGCATGGCGTAATACGGGTTGACGCTGTTGATCTGATTCAAGAAGTCTTGCTTGTACTTCTTGTACAACTCCTGATCCGCGCCGTAACCTTCCGTGCCGGGGGCCGCGCCGGTGTAAGAAATCGCGGGCGAGCGCACGCCGTACATTTGCATCAATCGGTCGAGTTCGTATCCCATGGCTGCGGTTCCTTAGCCCGTGAGGCCTTTGTAAGTGTACAACCCCGCAGCCAACTGGCTCAGCGGCGAAGGCGAATACGTCGCTCCCGTTGTCGAGCCGGACTGCGTGGTGACTGTTGGGGTGATCGGCGCCATGCCGCGCACCTGAGTGCTGAGCCAGTCGAGCTGGCGCTGCGGATAGAGCATCTGGTCTTGGTATTGGCTGTACGCGGCGTCGAGTTGCCTTTGCAGCTGCGACTGTTCGCCGATGCCGGCAGATTCCAACGCCGCCACGTCGGCCGTGCGCATCTGTTGCCCCTGCAGCTGCAAGTTGGCCAGTTGTTGCAACGCGCCGAGTTGACGGTTGATGTCGCCCGCTTGAGCGCCTTGCATCGCGGTCGCCGCGCCCAACCCGAGCTGTTGCTGTTGCTGCCCGGCCTGCGTGAGCGCGGTGCCCAGCGAGCCGAGCCCGGACATCTCCTGCCCGGCCAAGGAGCCTGCCGAAGCGCCCAGTTGCGCCTGGCGGCTGAGGTCGGTTTGCGCCGCACCCAGGGCTTGTCCGTAGCCTTGCTGGAGCGCTTGCGCCTGCTGACCGAGGATCGACTCTTGCGTGTCGCGCAGCGCGCGCGAACCGAACTCTCCCATGCGGCCCGAACCGAACTGCCCTGCGCGGATGAACTGGTCACTCACGGCGGGGAGCAGGTTTTCGCTCAGGTTGCGGGTGCCCAGTTGCGCGATGCGGTTGGTGACGGCTTCGTTGTACGGGTTCATGTACCCGCCCACCGTGTCGGCGGCAGAACGGCTGGCGGCGGCCATGTAAGGCTGCGCCGCGCCCGTGACGCTGATGTCGCCCGCGCGGCCGTAGAGGCCTTGACCGCTGGCGAGGTTGCCTGCAGCCAGCTCGGGCTGGAGATAAGCCCCCTGCGCCGCGCCCAGCGCGCCCGCAGTGCCCTGCTCGCTGAGGCTTTGCGTGCCCAGATTCGCCAGGTTCATCGCGGGCTGGAACGCGCCTTGGTTTTGTTGCACCTGCTGGTAGGCTTGCTGCTGCAGCGGCGAGAACTCCGCGACGCGGGGCATGGAGTACGCCTGGTAGGGCGCGTTGGCGACGCCCGTGGCCAGCTGGATCTGGTTGTAGATCGCGTCCTGCATCCACTTGGGGGTCTCGGTGGAGCTGGTCGTGTAGCTGGTGGCCGTTTGCGGCGTGCCTTGGAAGAGGCTTCCCATGATTAGTTCATCCCTTTGAGGTAGGCGAGCGGGCTCTTGGCGTCGGGGCTGAATTGGCCGCGAGAGAGCTTTTTGCCTTTGTGTTGCCGGATCTTGGCGCGCATGTCGTCCAGGCGGCGCGCGCCTTCTTTGTTCGACCCGTCTCCGAGCAGCGCAACCGTTTCAGCGTCCATCACGTATTCCCCGTCCGACAGCCGCGCATCGATCGTGTCGTCGCGGCCCGAGCCGCCCCCACTCATCAGCTGTCCCGCTGCGGCCAGCGCACCACCCCGGGCCAAGCGCGGCACATCAACACTGTACGCGCCCGAGGAAATAGTGTTCCAATTTTGCGCCATGAACCGCCCGAGGTCCATGCCCGCCGAGGATGCGTCACGCTGCATCCGTTGCCAGTCGAAGCGCTGCGACGGGCGGTTGAAGTATTCTTGCTGCGCCGGGGAGAGCTGGGCGACCGCCTGCTGCGGGTTTTGCTGCCCGCCGAGCGAGCTGAGGAGTGAAGCCCCGGCCAGGAGTTGGCTGGGGTTCAGGTTGCCGAGCATGCCGCCGACCTTGCTGGCCATCCCGCCCAGCGTATTGGGCGCAGGCGCTGCGCCGGGAGCGGCACCCATGGTAGGGGCGCTCGGCGCTTGAAAACCCAGCCCTGAGCCTTCCTGCGGCAGCATCTGCGGCCCGTAAGGCGCTGCGCCGCCCGTCAGCGAATAATCTGCCGCGCCGCCGAGCGGGGAGCGCAACCCTTCCAGCACCGCGTCGGAAGGCTTCAGCCCCGTGCCGGTCGGGCCTTTTGTGCCGAACATTCGGCCGCCGCCCATTCCGGCAGCCAACCCGCTCAGGCCGCCGCCGAGCAGGGCTTCGCGCGGGGTGTAGCCCGCCGTGAGCATGTTGCCGAAGGTCTGGCCCCCAGCGCCGAGCGCGCCGCCCACCTGTCCTGCGGCGGAACCAATTCCCGCTCCAGCCGCACCGGCCAGAGCGCCGCGCAGCGGGTTGCCGCCGGTCAGAGCGCTGGAGAGCGCCCCGGTCAACCCGCCGCCCAAGATGCCTTGGGCGCCCGAGCTGAGGCCCAAGCCCAACGCATCGCTCACTCCGGAGCCGAGCAGGGGGCCCAGGCCGCCGCTCAGGCCGCCCATCAGCGCGCCGCGCAACGGGTCGCCCCCGGTGACGGCGGAGGTGAGGCCGCCGATGGCGGCTTGCCCCAGCATCGCAGCAGCGGTCCCGCTCGCCCCCAGCGCGGTGCCGATCGCCGTCCCCAGGCCGGGGGCGACCACCGAGAGCACGATCGGCGCAGCGACCTTGAGCAAGTCCTTCAGGAAGCCGAACTCGGGCAGGCCGGTGCGCGGGTTGATTTGGCCGGAACCACCCATCGAGCGGAGCATGGCGGCTTCGCGCGGGTTGATGTGGGCGAGCATTGTGTCGCCGCCCCGGCCTTGCGCGGCGATTGCGCGCGCAGCAGAAGCCAAGCCGCCTCGAGCGAATTCTTCCTGCCCGCCGCCCGCGCCCGCCCGCGCCCGCAACTCGCGCATGACGGCCAACATCGAGAGCAGCAGCGTTGCGTTGAACTGGCGCGGCGCGTCAGATTCGTCGATCAACCCGTCTTCAATCGCCTTGCGCCGCACATCGCCCCAAGCCTCGGGGTTCTCGAGCGCAAACTCCAGCAGCTGGATCAGCTCGTCCAGGCCTTCCGGGGTGATGGGCATGTCGCCCACGCGAGCTTGAATCTCGTCCGCCGCGCGCATGACGTTGGGGTCTTGCTGCGCCAGTTGGATGACTTCTTGCTTGTTCATGTTCGTTCTCGCTCAGGAAAGACCTTGCACAAAGCGCTCGGCCCACATGCGCCAGTCGGTATAAGGCGCTGGGTCCGGCAGGTTGCGCCCCAGCGTTGTGTTGTTGAAGAACTGCATGGCCCAGGACTGCCATTGCTTTTCTTCCAGCAGCCGCCCGAACGAGCCGTAGGGGTCGAGGTCTTGGCAGATGCAATCTGCCCAGTCCGTGAGGTGCAACCCTTGCGGGCGGGTGACCGAAATCATGCGGCCGCCCCCAGTGAGGTCTTGTCGCCCGGCTCCAGGTGACCAATGATCTGGCCCATCTGGTAGTTGCCGCCCACCGCGTTGCTCTCGAACCGCACGCGCAACTCGCGGCGCTGCTCCTTGAGCACCACAATCTCTTCGTGCGGCGCGGCGGGCGTTTCCGGGAACACGTAGGCGCGGGAAACAATCTCCTTGGCGCGGGCGTTGGCGCGGCCCGTCACGCGCACCGACATCGGCCCGCTCTGCACAAAGTCGGGTTCGATCTGCGTGAGCCGCAGCGCGGAGTTCTGCCCCTGCACCAAGGCGCTCAGGTCCGCCGTTTCAAAGTAACTTTGCACCGGGGCGATGCGTTGCCCGTCGATCTCGTCGGTGCCGCGCTCGTGGATCCAGACGCGGTATCCGCTCGGGGTGGGAACGCAGTCGGTGAGGATCGGCGCGGAAAAAGCGTTGTTGAACTCACCGCTGGCGCGGCCCGAGGCGGGCAGCGCGGTGTCGTACCAAGAGTTCTCGCGCACATTGTAGATCAGGGCGTGGGTGCACTCGGTCGCGTCGCCGCGCGGGTAGCACCACCAGATCTCCCCGTACCGAGGCACCTTGAACGCGAACACCTTGGAGCGCTGCTGGTTGTTGAGGTTGTCGAAGAACCAGTTGAGGTTCATCTGGTTGGGCACCTCGCGCACCACCCCGTTGAACATCATGAACCGGTCCACGCCGCACCAGAAGAAGATGCCGTCGTAGTCCACCACGCATTGGCTGGACATGATGGAAGTTTCGGTGGCGATCACGTCGTATTGGAACGCCGTCGCGCTGCCGCTGAACGAGGCGCGGATCACCGCGTCGTACGCCCAGAACAGCCCTGCCGGGGCGTTGCCCGCGCCCGCGCGCAGCGGCATGCCCTTCACGATCTTCTGGCCCCAGGGGCGCGCAATGTTGCTGCCCGCGCCGGTCAGGTCGGCGGGGTCGCCCGCGACGGAGTGGCCAATGATGCCGTCGGTGCCGTAGTAGAACAGGTAGGGGTGCAGCACGACGACGCCGCCCGTGGCGTTGCCGCTGGCCGGGAGCGTGATCTCCGTGAGCGGCGCTGTGCCCAGGTTGTCGCCGATGAAAATCTGCCCGCCCGCGTCATTGCACACGCAACCCAGGTTGGGCGCCACGTGCGCGATCAAGCCGTTGCTCGACCCGCTGGGGTCGAACATGTACTGAAACATCCACTGGTTCTCCGCGCTGTCTGCGAGCGTCGTCGGGGTGCGGTCGCTGATCACGGAAGCGTTGCCGCTGGAATCAATCGTGAACCGCTCGAGCGTCGTGGCCGAGCCGCTGTGGCAATACTGGACGCCTTGTTGCGTGTAGCTCGTGAAGCCGCGCGAGATCTCGGTGAGATACTTGCTGATCGAGCGATACCCGCCGACCTTGCGCGGCAGCCCGCGCTGGAATCGCACCCACTGGCCGTCGGTGTAGAAATCACCTTCGAACCGGGTGCCGTCGCGCTTGATTCCGGCCTGCGAGCGCAGGATCGTCGTGGGCATCAGAAGTCTCCGCCGATGACCACCCCGGCGGGCGCGATGCCCAACGCGGAATAAGCCGCGCCCTGGTCCACAGCGGTGAACAACGCGTCGCCGACCGAGGTGGCCCCGAGGTTGATCCGCGCGGCGGAGGCCGTGATGGCGCCAGTGCCGCCTTGGTTGACCGCGATCGGCAAGCTGATCGTGCTCGTGTCAGCATCCACGACATTGGTGCCGTCGCAATAGAAGATCGCGCGCTGACCGGAAGAGATTGTCTGCCCGGTTCCGGCTGCGGTCTTCACCGTCAGGGTGTAAGCGCCCGTCGTCTGGTTGCTCACCCAGTACTGCTGCACCGTGGCGGGAACGATGATGATGCGGTTGCCGGTCAGAGCGCCAGTGAAGTTGTACGCGATTCGGTTCAGCTCGGCGGCGGAGAGTGTGTAGTTGCCCGTGCCGGAGACGTCGATGGAGGTGTAATCGAACGCGAAGACGGCTTGTTGGCCGAAGCCGATCGTGTAAAAGTTCACCCCGTCAGAAGCGATGATCGCGCTGTCGCCGGGCTGAAAGCTCTTGGTCGCCGCGCCGTCGATCGTTGGCGTGCCCGAAGGGTCAACAGTCACCGCGCCAGAGCCGCTGTTGCGGAAGTAGATGAACCAGTTGTTGCCCACGCTCACAGCGGAAGGCAGCGTGAGCGTGCCGCTGGCGCCCACCCAGTTGAACATTCGCGCGCGGTCGTTCACCCCGGCGGAATAATCACTGTTGAAATCGCTGATTGGCACCGACTGGCTCAGCATGGTGCCCACGGCGACAATGCCCGTGCCGGCCAGGGAGCTGGCGTTCACCTGGCTGACAGAAGCGCCATACTGCAGCGCGCGCCAAGTGCCTGCGGCGGTCGCGTTGCCGGAGAGATACACCTGCCAGAGCGTGCCCGAGGCAACCGTGACGACCTGCACCCCGTCTGCGTTGCGCACCGTCACGGTGTTGGCGCTCAGGTTGTTGAACAGGATCGTCTCGCCCGTGCTCGCCTCGTTGGCGGCGGGGAGCCGGATGCTGCGCCCGGCGTTGGAGGACGCGATGTCGATTATCTTGGTGGCGAAGGGGCCAGAGGAGGCTGTCTCCTCGGGCCAATTGAGCGTCACATCCGCCGTGAGCGTCAGCGACGAATAGCTGACCTCGCTCGGGTAGATGTTGGCGCCGCCGAAGACGTCGGTGTACGTGGTCATTAAACTTCACTCCTCGCAGCGGCTCGGTCGAGCACGCGCTTCATGTCCTCGCCGCCGAGGCTTTGCGCGGCGCGGTCGTACATCGTCTGCCAGGTGCCGATCCGCTCGTCGTTCTTCAAGAACGGGGTCGCCTCCAACAGCGTTGCATACGTGAGCGCGTCCGGCGCGTAGTTGGTCAACCAGTTTTCCTGATTGTCGTCGTCCAAGAACTGCGGCTGCTCGTAATACATGACCTGCAGCGTCTTGATTTCGTTGGGTGTCGGCACCAGCAGCCAATGCTGGTAGTCGTAGTCCGCATAGAACTCGGGCGCGTCCGTCGCGGCTTCGTCGGGCCAGTAGTTGCGGCAGTATTCGTAACTGCGCGCGAAGATCGGCCTTCCGTCCACCGTCATCGAGATCGTGTCGCGCCACCGGTCGGGCTTGCGATACGCGGCCAAGCCGACTTGCAACGGAGTTGTCACCGCTCGCACAAAGCCCAGGATCTTCAGGTCGCGCGCAATGCGCCGCTCGGCGAGCGTGACGAGGCGCGGCAGCTGCTCGTAGACGATGGGGTCGCTTTCGGCCGTGAAGCCGCGCTCGAGATAACGCCGCGCGTCCTCCAGCAAGCTCGCATACGTCATCTTGTACATGGTGACTCCAATGTTGACTGAAGCCGCTGATGCAGCGAGCGCCTGGCCGAATTATGCTGCGTAAGTGTGTTCACGGCAACCCGATCAGAACAGAGCACACTCGGCCTCGCGGCGGCGCACCAGCCCCGGCAGCACTCGCCCGCCGCCCCGCACCCAAAGGCGGAGCTGCTCCTTGGCCCCGCGCCAGTCTTGGGCGTTGAGCTTACGACGCAGAGTGCTGGTTTGCAGCCGCCCGACGCCCAGGTTGTAGGCGAAGTCCACAATCGCGCAGAACACGGCCCAGTTGTCCGTGAGCAATGCTTGCGCATAAAGGCCCGGACACAACCGACGGACGCCCGGCGCATACGTCTTGAGCAGCTCGACCTTGAGCCAGCGCTCGGCGGTTGCCTTGGTGATCGGCGGGTCGTCCATGGACACCTTGCGCCCGTCGGGGCGGTGCACCGTGCCGTAGCCCTGAGTTGGGTATCCGGCGGGGCACACGTAAGGGTAGACGAGGCCGTCCTTGCCGACGCGGTGCAGCCCTTCGAAGCGCTTGCACAACTCTTCGGCGATGGCCAGTCGCATCAGAGCCCCCGCTGCTTCAGGGTGCGGTCGAGGAACCAGTAATTGATGGTCCCCGACAGCAGCGCCGCAAAGTCCGGCGTCATCATCGCTTTGAACACGGCGTCCGGCGCCATGCCGCTGCTCCAGCCATTCCAAGCGAACCAAACGTGCACGAAGGACCAGATGAACAACACCCAGTACGTGACCACGGGCCGCACACTGGCGGAGAGCGCTGCGGCCCAGCCGCCCGCAGCCTGGGCCATTGCGGCTTGCTGATTGATCGCGGCGTTGAAGGCGTCCATGACACCCACGTCCACAGCGGCGTCGCGCTCCGCGCCGATCTCGGCGAGCTTCTGTTGGCCCCGGACCTTCTCCAGGTCGCACTGGCGGTCGAACATCGCCAGCTCGTGGCTGCGCTCGTTCTTCTTGTCGAAGAACTTCAGCACCTCGGGCGCCAGGCGGAACACCCCGCCGATCAGGCCTCCGAGCACCCCTCCGCCGAGCAGCTCAATCATGGTTCAAGCCTTCCAGTGGCTGGAGATCCAACCGAGCAAGCCGCCGAACATGGACGCGATCGTCATGCCCATCCAGAAGCCGCCCTTGCTCTTGTTGGCCAACTCGAGGAGCTGCTCAATTTGCCGCTCCATCTTGTCCATCTTCTTGTCCATTTCCTGCACGCGCTGCCACAGCACGCCGTACTTCACAGGATCGATCTCGCTCGGCTCCATCTTTCACCTCATGCAATTGATTTTAAATTGCAAATTGCTTATTTAAAATCATTCTTGGAATAGCCAAATCGCTCAATTGTTGACAAGTCTTCTACATCCTGCCAAATCGGATCAAGCGTCGGACCTTCGTATCCCGGTTGTCCATAGCCCTCGGGGTACACCTGAACGTTTTGTTTGCGCGTCATAGAGCCCTTAAGTTGGGCCATGAAGGTTTCATGTTCAGGCGTGCCAGCGATAGAGTCCAAGTCTTCACGCGTGTTAATGACTGTTTTAGAAAGTGATGCCATAACGTTTCTCCATCCATTGAATCAGATTGTGTGAATCTGCCCACTGCGCGTGCCCAGACCACGCGGCGGCAAACTTTTGCAGCCCCTGCACGTCGCCGTGATGCACAAAGTTGGCAACTTTGCGTTTTGCTCGCAACACCGAATTTTTACGAAGCAGCTTGTGCGTCGGCCAGATTCGATAGCCTAGAAAATTAACACCCCGCTGCGTTGGCGAAATTTGCCACTTGCCAATGCGTAGCTTCAGGCGCTCCATTGAAAAATCATTGAGACGCAGAAAGCTGTCCATCAATTGATGTCGATTATCGCCTAGCACAACGATATCGTCCATGTACCGCGCCCAGTGCCGATGGCCTAAATCGAAATGCACAAACCGGTCGGCGGCGTTGCCGTAGACATTGGCAAACAGCTGGCTTGTCAGACTGCCAATTGGTATACCTTTGCCTTCAACAGGAATGATCTCTCGCAGGATTGCAAGCGTCTTGGAGCAGTCAATCTTTTTGTCGATCATGGAGTGCAAGACAGCACGATCCACGCTGGGAAAGAACTTGGAATAATCAGTCTTCAGGAAATACTTGGCCTCCGTGTATCGGAGCTTTGCCTGCACAAAGCGCACGCCCGCATGGGTGCCTAAGCCCACGCGGCAAGCAAATGTTTGAGGCAGCAGGCTGCGCTCGAAAATGGGTGCCACCACGTTGCAAAGCGCGTGCTGCACAAGACGGTCTTTGAAGTCCAGTGCCGAAATTAGCCTGGGCTTTGGCTCGTAGACCGTGAACTGCCGATAGCTGCCAATGCGATAGCCGCCGTCTTGCAACTCTTGCTGCACGCGCAGCAGATTAGCCTCTGCGTATTCTTTGAACTCCAAGTAGCCAAACGTCTGCTTCTTTCCGCTTGAGGTCTTTTGATAAGCAAGCCGCAGGTTGTCCATGTCGGCAATGGAGCCGATCAGATTGCGATGCTTCTTGCCCATAAAAAAGTCGGCCGCGCTTTTGGATTTCCTACTAAGCGTTCTGCCGAACCGCGTGATGTATTTCCCGAAGGAGGATAAGACTGGCTGACCACACTTTGATTGGCCTGCCCGCGTCGCCGTGGCAAACGTGGAGCGATAAAGTGGTGATGTCGTCACAGGCGAAGCGCGACCCGATGTTGTTGTTCGAGTTCGACGCAGCGTTGTTCCAGTTCGAGCATCGAGAACCGGAGTTTGCACCGTTGTTCCAGTTGCCGCCAAGGAGGACCGCATTTTGACCCAGCCTATCCCTGCTTTTGCCTGCGCTTGATCCAGGCTCCGACCATCGCGCCAACCTCTGCGATCAGCACTTGTGCTGTTTGGAGTTGGTGCGCGGTCATTGCTCGGATTGAGAGCAGGAATCGCATCCAGAATCGCAAATGAGCAAGCGCCGCATCCGCGATGTAAATCTTTGAGACTTGATTGGATTTTCCCGCTTGAAAGAAAAGGTCTGGAACACCTAGCAGGCACTCCAGAAACATCTCTCGCGCCACCCCATGCTTGCGCGGCATCGACTGGGCGATGGGGTACAAGTACGCGATCACGCGCTCGTACTTTTCCACGATGACCATTTGGTCGTAGCATGTGGTGGCGTCTTTGGCGGGTTCCATCTTATCGGGCGCTTTCGCGCCCTCAATCAAGACTCAGGTGGTCACAGGCGAAGCGCGACCCGATGTTGCTGAGCGAGTTCGACGCAGCGTTGTCCCAGACCGAGCATCGAGAACCGGAGTTCGCACCGCTGGTCCAGCTGCCGCCAAGGAGGACCGCATTTGGCGCGTTGTACTCGCTGCCCCGGCCTTCGGTGTTGGCGTTCCACGCAGCCGATGCAAACGGGCCGCCCCGCTCCTGGCCCCAAATCCACAGCACGCCCGCAGCCTGAATCACGCCCCACTTGGAGGTGTAGGCCGCATTGAGAATTGTGCTGCCCTGGTCGGTGCCGATGCTAGACGCCTCAGTTGTGCCGTAGGCGGCAGACATGAACTCTTGCTGGGTCGGGCAGCGCTTACCGAATGCGGTAGCCAACTCCATCGCCTCAAACCACGTGTAGCTGCCGTAGGTGGTGGAGCCGTTACCGCCAAACAGCGTCGGCACCTTGGGTGGGCTGGAGCCGTCGGCCATCGTCACGTTGTACTTGGAGGAGCCGTTGGTGATGGCATCCACGCCGGTCAGGTAGATGTCCACCCAGAAGCCGCCAGCGACCAGGGTCATGCCACGCGGGTCAGAGCAAGACGGACGCCATTTCAAATCCCAGAAGCTGTACTCATTGATCTGCGCCGTAGTGTTGCCGCCAGATTGAGCCGTGGCATTGCCACCAGGCGCGTAATGGAAACCACCGACCTTGCGAGCATTAGCCGTAGGTGGCGAGGTGTGGTTGCTGGTTGCCTCTAGCGTGCCGTCTGTCTTCGCCCAGATGGCGTAGTCAGTGCCCGCCGAGAGAGACGGCATCGTGATGCTGGCCCCACTGGCGATGGTCTTCATTTCGCCATTGACCTCGACATACAGAATGGACGACGTGGTCGCAGTGCCATTGCCCGTCTTTGTCCACGCGACAATGGTCGAGTCTGCTTTTGTAAACAGACCTCGGTTGTTTGCTGCATTAAACGCTTGAACATCTGTGCCAATTGCAAGCCCTAAGTTGGTACGAGCATTGGCCGCAGTGCCAGCGCCGGTGCCCCCGTTGGCGACGGCCACCGTCCCCGTCACGTTGGCCGCAGTCCCTGTCGTGTTCTGATTCAGCGTTGGGACGTCGGCGGCTTGGATCGCCGACATCGCCACGTTGCTGCCGTTGCCGCGCAGGTATTGGCCGGAGGTGGTCGCCCCGGCGAGCGCGTTGATTGCGGCTTGTTGCGTGGTCTGCCCGGTGCCGCCCGCGCTGATCGGGGTGGTCTTCCAAGCGAGCACCTGCACCGAGCCGCTCGAATCCTTGTAGAAGAGCTTGCCGTCGGCGGTGTTGATGGCCAACTCGCCGTCGAGCAAGTTGCCCGCAGTCGGGGCGGCAGCAGGCGTAGCCGACTTGTAGAGTTGAATGGGCGTGTAGCCAGTTTGTGCCATTGCAGCTTACCTCAGGTTCTCGAGTTTGAACAGAGTGTTCAGGTAGAACTTCGACACCTCGTCGATTATGTTCTCTAGCGCGGGCACCTCATGAGCCAGCACTTTTCTGTTTTCGGCGATCCAAAACATCGTCTCGCGGATCACCTTCGTCACGTCGTCTGGCGCCTTGGGCTTTTCGCGCGTGGCGGCGATGCAAGCCTCAATGAACTTGTCCGCCTCGCCGGGCACGCCCTCGTAGAACTCGGCGAGCGTTTCGTGCACGTAGCCCGAATCCGTCGTCCAGTGCGCCCTGTGCGCGGCGTCGCGCGCGGCGAACATGCGCTCAATGAATTGTTCTTGCAACTTGGCCATCAGAATGTGCCCCCGTCGATGCCCGCCCAGCTCGGAGCGCTGGCGCCGTTGGACTTCAACACCTGCCCGGCAGTGCCGTTGGCGATAAAGCTCGTGGTGCCCGCGCCGGTCTGATAAGGAATCTGGCTCGCCGCGCCCCCAGCCACGCTCGTTGCGGTCGAAGCGTTGCCGCTGAGCGCGGCGGTGATTGTCCCGGCGCTGAAGTTGCCCGAGGCGTCGCGAGCGACGACCTTGTCTGCCGTGTTGGCCGAGGTCGCGTCCACGGCCAGCGTGCCGGAGGTCGTGATCGTGCCGCCAGTCAGGTAGCTGCCCGCAGCGACCGAGGTCACGGTGCCCAGCGGGTTGGCCGACCACTGGAACGCGCTGCCGGACCAGTTGAGGTAAGTGTCGGGGGCGACGGGCGCGGCGACGAAGCTCGTCGCGCTGGCGCCGGTCTGGTAGGCGAGCTGGTTGGCTGCGCCCCCGGCCAAATTTGTCGCTGCGGTGGCCGAGGCCGCGCTGGCGACGGAGAGTGTGGATTGAGCCACATTCTCCCACCGCTGCTGCCCCGCGTCGTACGCGATCACGTCGCCACCCGTCAAGGTCGTGAACTCGACGTTGCCGTCCGTGCCGCCGAGCACTGAGCCGAACGTCGGGCGTACGAACAAGATGCCGTTGCTGGAGCCGACGTTCACAACGGCCGCCATCACGACGATCGCGTTGGGAGTGGTGGGCTTTGTCTTGGTGAGGCCGCCGGTGACTGCGGGGTTGTAGTAGAGCACCTGCCCCTGCACCCAAGCCTCAGCGCCGCCGGTGGTGTCTATCTGCTTGACCTCGCCGAAGGAGGTGACCGTGATCCAGTCGTTGTTGGCTCCCGTTTCAGCGGCGAGACCCAACACGTAGTTCGCCTGGTCCGGCGCGAGGCCTGTCGCCGCCTTGCCCACCAAGCCGCCAGACGCACCCAACGTGCCCGCGAAAGAGACAACCTGCCCCTTGGTGATCGCGCCCTGACACTTCACGCGGAAATACTGCTCTTCTCCGATGCGCTGGACCACGCCTCCGTTCATGCGGAAGGAGAGCGTTTGGAACTGGTCGGCCGCGTCGTAATACAACCGACCCGTCGCGTCGGTCACGGTCGCCGTGGTGTCGAACTGAATGAAGTCGGGCGAAGAGATGCCGCCCGTCACCCCGGTCATGGAGGTGATGTCGCCGTTGGCGCCCAGCACAGCGGCCGACAAGTTCGCGCGCGCGCCGCTCGCGGTCGTGGCACCGGTGCCGCCGTTGGCGACGTTGAGTGTGCCGCCGAGCGTGAGCGTGCCGGCAGAGGTGATCGGGCCGCCCGTGACCGTCAACCCGGTCGTGCCGCCAGAGCCGTCCACCGAAGTAACGGTGCCCGCACCCGCCACAACGCCCCACACGAACTGCGAGCCGTCCCACTTCAGGAATGTGTCGGGGGCGACGGGCGCGGCGACGAAGCCTGTGTCACCCGCGCCAACTTGGTAGAGCAGCTCGTTGGCCGAGCCGCCTGCGAGGTCGACCGCCGAAGCAGCCGGCAGCGTCGCCGAGTCGACCCACACGGGCGCGGCAGCGCCGGTCGACTGCAACACCTGCCCAGAGACACCGACCGGGCCGACATAGAGGCCGTCCGCGCCGCACCAGATTATTGCGCCCTCGTTGGCCACCAAGCTCTTGCCCGTGCCGCCGTTGTCGAGGCCGAGGAGGCCGTCGACCTGGTCATCGTCGGCGAGGTCGATCGCCGGGTGCGCGTGGTCCGCGCGGGCGAGCTCGTTGCTCACGCCGGGCGCGCCGGTCGTGTCCACGGGCTGCGGGGTCGCGTTGCTCAGGTCGGCCGCCAGCGTGACGTTGCCGGTGAGCGGGCCGCCGCCAGTCAGGCCCGCGCCCGCGACAACCTGCGTGCTGGTCGGCACGTAACCGCTCACCTGCGCAGGAATCGTGGTGGCCGTCAACACGCGGCCCGTGGCGTCCACCGTGAACACGGGGATGTCGGTCGCGCTGCCGTAGGCTCCAGGCGTCACGCCCGAGGCCGCCAACTGCGTGGTGCCGACCCCGCCCGGTGCGATGCTGAGCGTGACGTTGTTGGAGAGCTGCCCGCCGCCCGCCATGCCGGTCCCGGCGATCACCTGCCGCGTGACGGGCACCCCGGCCACGGAGAGCAGGTCGCCGACGCGGATCTTGTAGCTGTTGCCCTGGTACACCACCAGCATCAGCGAATCTTCCGACGCGACCGGCGCGTCGGGCAGCTGCGTGATGCGGGTGGGGATCAGGTTGCTCGGTACGGACATTTAAATCTCCAGGTAGCCGTTGCCGTCTTCGGTGGTGAAGAACTCGTCACCCGCCTCTTGGATCAGGCCCGCAGGCCGTGTGCTCAGCGGAGTGTCGGGGCGGTTGAACGGCAACACAATTTGGTCCGTCGGACGCGGGGCGAGCCGGTACGGGTCGTAGTCGTCCGTGTCTTCCGAGCAGACCATCAGACCCGGGTAATTCGGGTCCGGCGCAAGCTCGCTGAGGAACATCTTGCGCGAACACCGGGCGCAGATCCCGATGCCGTAAGTCGGCTGTCCGGTGGGATCCAGAAACCGGCTCATCGCGTGTACGCCCGGATGCCGGGGTTGATCTTGATGCTGGAGCCGTCGTTGTCGCCTTCGCGCGCTTGGCGCTCGGCTTCCAGCGCCTTGGCTTCCAGAGCCGGGATGAGCGCCATGTCCACGGAAGGCGTCTCTTCGGCGAGCTTGGCGGCGAGCCGGGCGACGATCGCCTCCAGCCAGCGGCGGGGCACTTCAACTTCCTGCTGGAGGTTGGTGGTGTCCATGATCTGGCGCTGCCGCCAGACGATCAGCTGCGCCTGCTCCGCCGCGCTGAACGGCGCGGGCCAAAGGTGCATGATCGGGCGCGGGATGTCGCGCTGGTACCAATAGCTGTTCGGGCGGCTCGGGAAGATCTTGTTGGACTGGTTGACGTAATCGTCGCGGTTCAACACGCCCAGCGGGATCTCTTGCGGCAAGTTGCCGAGCGTGATGTTGGAATACGCGATCGGGGCTGTGGCCGTGATCCGGAAGTATTGGTACGCGGTCGCCGCGTCGATGTCGTACCACGTGATCTCGCCCGCAGCAGCAACGGTCGTCTGCGTGCCGACCGTGACCCAGACCAACCCGTTGGTCGAGGCTTGGAACGTGAGCGGAACTGCCGCGCCCGACCACTTCACGCCCACGGTGCTGACCGTGGTTTGCGTGTCGAAGCTCACGGTGTAACTCGTCGAAGTGGCGACCACCGCGCCGCTGACCAGTTGCAGCGTGCGGTAGTTGGCGTTCAGCAAGTCCTCGGTGCCCAGGGGCAACTCGACAATCGGCTGGTTCTCGTACATGGGCAGGATCACCTGCTCAATGCACCAGCTCGGCGCGCGGGGGTTGGCGTAGTTGCTCAGCTGCAGGTAGAGCGCGTCCAACGCGTACTGCTGCATCTCTGAGGTGATGGCCTGCGCGGGCAAGCGGCAACGCCTGAACGCGGTGTCGACCACCTTCAGCGCGTTGAACTTGGTTTCGGCAATGGTGCCCGAGTAGGCCATCTGAACTCCGTGTTGCGGTCAAGATGGCCGCTGATGCAGCGCAGCCCTTTGTCGCAAATTATGCCCCAGAATGTCCGGGGCAGCAAATCAGCAGTTACGCATCTTGGCAGAGCCGCCCGCCTTCATCGCCAGCATCGGCGTGGAGGGCGCGACGGGCACGCTCTTGGCGCGGCGCACGGCCGGGGCACGCATCGGAGCGACCTTCGGCGCGGCGCGGTCCGCGCCCATCGAGCGAGGCATCGCCGGTTGAGCGGAACCCATCTTGCCGCCACGCGCGGCCTTGGCTGAGGGCTCGGCCTGCTTCATGCCTGGCTCGGCTCCTGCGGCCACCTTGCCGCCCCGGTAATAGCCTTTCACGAACTTGCTGCCAGCAGCAGAGCCGCCGAACTCGAACTCTTTCACGTATTTGCAGCCCATGGCGCGTTCCTCAGGTGTAGAGAACAATCACTTTGCCGGTGGCGACGACGACCAGGCCGTTGTTGGCCGAGATGCCGTTGCCGCCGAAGTGCACCGTCTCGCCGACTGTGGCGCCGGTCTTGGCGTAGAGCACCGTGCCGCTGGCGGCCGAGGCGTTGTCGTAGACGGTCACGTCGCCCGCGCCGGTCACCGACAAGCCGAGAAAGCCCGCCGGGGTGGGCTTGATCACGAGGGTGGTGGCGCTGACCTCGCGGTAGCCTAGTTTTTCAGTGAAAGCCATTGCGCGGCGCTCCTGTGGGTTGACTTAGGCGACGGCCAAGCCGGTCTTCACGTCGATCCAGCTGGTGCCCTTGCCGAAGCAAACTGTGCCCGCGCCCGAGTTGGCGTCGGTGACGACGATGATGCCGTTGACGACCACGGCGGGGAGGGCGGAAAGGGTGTAGCCGTTGGCGGTGATCGCGCCGCTGACTGCGGAGGCCGTGCCGGTCACGTTGCCGGTGACAGCGCCGATGAAGCCATTGGTCGAGGTGACCGGGCCGGAGAAGGTGGTGGAAGCCATGCTCAATTCCTCACATGCGAGTGTTGCAGCGCAGCCGTCTGCATGTCGTCAGCCCTGGGCGGCGCGGGCTGTCTGCTGCGCTGGAAGGGTGCCCAGCAAAGCCCCCTCCGGTGAGGGAGGAGGCTTCACTCGACGCCCTTAGACGCCAGCGGTACCGAACACGCCGCGCGGGTCGGTCCAGCCGAGCACGTAACGCTCGGTGGCCTTGTAGCGCATGGAGTCGGTTTCGAAGTCACCTTCCATCGACTTCTCCAGCGGACGGCGCATCAGGAGCTTCAGGCCGTCGGGAGCGTCGGTTTGCACCCACCAGGCGGTGGTCGAGGTGATACGCGACAGGTTCGCCTGACCGTCGGCCAGCAGCCCCATGGATTTCACGGGGTTGATGTCGTTGTCGGCGGTGCCAGAGCGCAGCACGGACTTGAGCAGCACCTCGGCCTGGAAGACGTTGCTGGGGCCAGAAACGATCTTCTTCGGGGTGAGGCGGATGCGCTTGCCGTTGTTGTCGACAGCGTTGCGGATCTGAATCAGCATCTGCTCCAGCGACGTCTGCGACAGGGCCGCAGGGGTGGTCAGCTGGTTGGAGAAGGTGCCGTTCACGATCGGGTGGGAAGCAGAAACCAGCGACACGCCGTCACCGCCGACATACGCACCGTTGAAGGCGCGGTTCAGGATGTTGGCGGCCAGGGTTTCCTTGGTCTCGACCAGGGACTGGGCGAGGTGCTTGGCGTAGGTCTGGCCAATACGGATGTGGTCGCCGTCTTCCACCAGGACCTTGGTCAGCGCGAACGCCAGGCCATAGACCTTGTAGAGGTAGCGCTGCAGGAACAGCACGCCGCCGGACTGGTAGGTCACGGCCATGCCGTCAGGCAGCTCCGGCGCAGCACCGAAGCCGTACAGGACGGGCTCTTCGTGGTAGTTGCGCGGAATGCCTTTCTGCTCGCGGAAGACCATCTTCCACTCGTCAGCACGCTGCTCATAAACGCCATCGAACACTTCGTTCAGGATGGGCTCAACGACGGACCGGAAGTCCGTACTACGCATCGGGGTTGCCATTTGTCAAGCCCTCCTTAGATCGAGTTGACGGCGGCCTTGTAGGCGTGCTCGTTGATCCGCACAGTGGCGGTAACGTACGCGTCGGTCAGGCTGTCGTTGATGTTGTAAGCAAAACCAGTAATCTGGAATTGGCCAGAGGTTGCCTGGATGACGCCCAGTTGGGTGTTGCTCAGGCCAGTACGGGTCGAGCCGCCGGGGGAGGCCACGGTCCAGTCGCACTCTTCGCCGACGGCGGTTTGCACGGTGGTGGAGCCGGGGGTGCCGGGGTTCGTGTACTGAGCGTCGAACAGGGTTTCCGGGTCATCATACACCCAGGCCACGATCTCGGTGCCAGCGGCGCTGGCGGGCCAGAAGGGGCTGATGGTCGGGCGGCCGCTGGCGTCGTTGTACTGGACGCCTGCGAAAATGCCCAGGAGCGTGATGCCGTCGGTGGTGCCAGAACGGGTGCCGTCGCTGGTGCCCAGCTGAACCACGCCGTTGTCGGTGAGTTTCACGGGGTCGCCAGAGAAGATGTTCGCGGCATAGCCGGAAGCGATAGTGTAGGCCTTCGGCCGCATCTGACCACTGTTGTGGAAGGACGGACGGAAGCCAAAAGGTGCGCTAGTCGAAGACATTGCGTGTTCCTTATTGGTGGGTGTTGAACATGGTCGTCAGGTCAGCTCGAACCGAGCGGACCGCTTTTGTCCAAGCTCCTGCAGGCCGTCACCCATGTCGAGCCGCGACTTGCTCGCGCGTGCTTGCTGCTCCATGAACTCAGCCGTGTCGGTGAGCTTCTCTTCTTCACGCATAGGCGCGTCGTGGTGCGCTTCTTGCATGAACTTTTCGTAGAGGGATTGGGGCAACTTGAACGCGAGCATCTCGTTGACGCCGATGAACCCTACCCAATCGCCCGTCTTGAGCGTTGCGTAGTCCCAGCCGGGAACATCTTCCGGCTTCAGCGGTTCGTAGCCCAGACGCATACGCATCTGGATCGAGTCACGAGGATTGGTCGTGGTGAGCCAGCACATGTGCCAGCCCGGTAACTTGGGCAAGTCCGGCAGAGAGGACTGGAAGAACTGTTGACGGAACATTTCAACCCGCTCGTCGTCGGAGATGGCGCGGTCTTCAACCACGGCGCGATCTTGCATCGCGCGGCTCTCGCGTCCCTCGCCAGCGGATTTCTTCAGGCGTTCGTCGGTCATTTCACTCGCTCCTTTCAGCGATTAAGCAAATTATGTGTCGTTTCGGTTCAGAAGGCAATTCACGCCTTGCTGTTGCGGTCGTATTCGGCGTAGCGCTTCACGTACTTGGCGCGCAGCACCGGGTCGTCCCACACGCCCGCTTCGATGAGCGCTTGCTTGCGCTCTGGGCTGATGTACACCTCACGGCGCGTGCTCGGCGGCGCGTGCTCGCGGCCAGACGCGATGCCGGGGCCGCCCCGGGGCTTACGCGTAGATGCGTCGTTGCTCTTGCCAGGCGCATCTCCGTTGAACCGTTCGGGCAGGCGGCGCGCCGCGCGGTCGCGGAGCTCGTCCCAGTAGTCTTCGCTCTTGGGGTCGAAGCCTTCGCGCACGAGCGCTTGGTCAATCGCCATCACGATGGCGCTGTCTTCGTCGCGGCCTTGCACGTCGTACCACTTGTTCTCCGCCATGAAGCGCTGCGCGTGCCGCAGCGTGAGGTCGTCGACGGGGGCGGGCTTGGCGGCCTGAGCAGCCTGAGCAGCGGCTTGTTGCTTGGCGTAGGCGAGCTGCTGGGCGCGTTCGCGCGCTTGGTCGCGATACGTGAGCGCCTGTGCAACGTCGTCACCGTTGCCTGCGGCGACGGCCTTGGCGATCACCTGGTCGGCCATCTTCGCTTCGTTCAGCGCGCGGGCGATCTGCGAATCCAGCGTGTTGATGTCCTGCTGCTGCGTGCGACGCTCCACGCCCACCAGGCGGCGCTCGAGCTCGTCGTTTTGCTTGCGCAGGAAGTCGAGCTCGATCTTGTCGCGCTTGATCGCTTCGTCGCGGCGGGCCTTGCGCTCGAGCTTTTCCTTGCGGCGGCGCTCGCGGATCGCCTCGCGCTCCTTGTCGTCCGGATCGTCCGGGTCGAGGTCGTCTTCGTCGGAGTTGCCGCTCAGGCGCTTGTCGTCGTCGGCGTCGTCGTCAGACTCAGCGTTGTTGGTGAGCTTGTTGGGGTCCTCGACAATGACAATCTCTTCTTGGTTGTCGTCGTCTTCCTTGAGGATGTTCTTGCTGTCAGCCATGTCAGATCTCCATCCAGTCTTCAGCGAGCATGTCGGATTGGCTGGCGAGCCATCCGGGCAGATAAGTGTTCTGTGCGGTCCACATGTCGATGTGGGGCAAGATCTTCATTTCGCTCAAGCCGCGCGACTCCAGAAAGTCGGCGCTGATGGGGCTGTTGGGGCGCAAGTCTTCTTTGCGGACAGCATAGCCTCCCGCCATGAGCAGGAACATGCCCTTGCCATTCCAACCTTCGCGGGCAACCTTCTTGCCGCTCTTGAGCGCGGCGATTGCTTCACCAAAATTCATTGTCATCTCCTTCAGATGAATGCTCGGATCGCCAACGGGTCGCCCGTCACGCGGCCGATGATGTCGAGGTCGTTGAAGATGCAAAACAGCGCCTCTTCTCCATCCTTGTTTGGAACAGACCAGCGGTCGCCGCCGTACTTGGCTACGCGGACGTACTCACCCGGGGCGCACCAGCTTCCTTCAGGCCACGAATCCATCGTGTTCCGGTTCTTGAACGCCAGCGGGCCAACAGAGATGACCTTGGCGATCTGGGTGTTCCAACGCTCGGTGTCTCGAGAGCCGTTGTCGATGATGATGCCGGAAGCAGTTTTGGTCTTTGGAGTTCTGATTTGCACCAGAACGCGCGATCCAAACGGCTGGATGCCGGGATCAATTTCCGGAAATGCTTCCTTCAGTTCTTCGCTCATTGTCTTCTGCTCCTTTCAGCAGGTTGAGTTTTTGATGCTGATTGCGCTTTGTCGCGGACAACTTCGCTTTTTGTTCAGCTGTCCAGACCCTTCCAGGCTTGCCTTTCATGGCGGCAGAACGAGCAGCGCGGCTCTCGTCCGTCCAGCTTCTACCGCGCATGGCGGCAGAGCGCTTGGCCCGAAAATCGTCGTCCGCCCACTGCGCAGACACAACGCGGGAGCGGGATTGGTTTTGGTCGCTCGTCCAGGAGCGGCCCTTGAATCGCCTTGAGGTCGCTTCGCTCATCGCGCGCTTGATCCAACCATAGATCCGGTTGCAACTGCGTGCGTTTGTCGGGCTTATCGCCATCATATTCGCGGCCAAAACCAAAGCGATCACGCCCGGATTCATTTTGACAAGCAACTGATGGGCGACGTAATGCTCTTCCGGCGTCAACTCGACAAGGTTGTCCGCTTCGTCGCTGCCGCCAATGCAGCGCGGCTTGATGTGGTGGCGCTCGGTGTAGCCTTCTGGGCGAGAGCGCAGCCTGGCACGCTCGATCAGCTTGCCGTAATGAAGTTCGTAGTTCACAAGTCTGGATCGCCGTCGCGTTCGTCCTTGATCAGGTCCAGCAGCGTGTTGATGGCTGCTTCGTACCCGTTGACCATGCCGGTGCGGTAGCCGTATTCGAACGCGTCGCGCTGCAGCGGCCGAGTGAGGCCTTCGAGCGCGAACTCGGCTTGCCGCGCCTTCAGCGCGTTGAGCAACCGTTGCTCAATGTTCATGCGGGGGTGCGCGGACCGGCGGGCGGGGCCGGGGGCAGCGACTTGCCGTCCACGGGCAGCCCAGCGGCCATGCGGTGCTTTTGCTTCACCGCGCCGTTGTTCATCGGCACTTGCGCGTTGTTGGGGGTATCAGCCATTGCGATTTCTCCTGGTTAAGGGTTTGGGTTCACACCGGTGCCCGTGCTCACCGAGAAGCGCTCGCCGGTGGCAATTTCCATGTTGGCGAGCGTGAGCGCGGTGTTGTTGTCGGCGTTGTTCATGCTGACGCGGGCGGCCAGCTCTTGCTGAGTGCGCTGGTTCTCGGCTTCTTGCCGCAGCAGCTCGCGCTCGACCTCGGCCTTGCGGTCGGCCTCTTTCTGCGCAGCGTTGACCTGAGCGGTTTGTTGCTGCAGCGCGAGGCGCGCCTGATCGCTCTGAGCGCGTTGGGCCAGGGCGGCTTGTTGCACCTGCGCGTTGAGCTGAGCGACTTGCATCGAGTTGTCGGGCGGCATGGGCGGTTGCGGCTTGAACTGCTGGGCGACCTGGTCCAGCTGCGCCAGCTGTTGAACGAAGCCGCCGAGTTGCTGCTCGATGAACTGTTGCACCTGCAGGATCACGGCCACCTGTTCCTCGGCTTCCTTCTGGATCAGGTTGTCGCGCTGCGCCTTGTCGACGGCGTCGTGCGCTTCGGCCAGGTAGTAGTTCAACAGGTGGTCCCGCAGGTGCGTGGCCATCGGGTACAGGTACGTCCGCGCGATCACCGGGTTCTGCCCGAACACGGGCGACGCGGCGAACGCCATGTGCGCCTTCAGGTGCGCAATGTGGTCCTGCATCGGCAACACGTAGACGGGCCGCCCCATGGTCGCGGCGACGTTCTCGCTGACCGGGTCGATGTCTTCGCTGGCGGGCTTGGGTTGCAACACCTCGTCCGTCGAGACCTTCATCTGGCGGAGGAACATCTCCTCCACCTTCCGCTGGTCGTACATACCCGGCAGCAACGCCGCGCGCTGCATGATCGCTTGCGTCTGAGCGAAGCGCTGCGCGTCGCTGAAGATCTCCGGGTCGCTCACCGGCACCACGTCCATGGGGCCGTCGAAGTCGGCGGGATTGATCTCGATCGCGTCGCCGAGCTGCTGCTTCAGGTCTTCTTCGTTCAGGTAGGCCGAGTTGATGCGGTGCAGCACCTTGAACAACCGGCTCATCGACGCGTGCATGCGCGCGTGGATCGAGCTGAACACCACCATGCCCTGCTCGATGAGCGCCATGGTGGTGCCGACCGGGGCGTTGGCGTTCTGGTCGGAGAGCTTTTCGAACGAGGTTTGCACCACGCCCTTGCCCGCGTCCACCAGGAAGCCCAGCAAGCTGAACAGAGTAGGCGACGGGCCCGGGAACGGCATCGGCATCACGAGCTTGCGGATGTCGTCGATCATCGCGCCGCCCTCGATCTCGGCGACCTCGGTCGGCTGCACGTTCAGGGTCTGGCCGGAGGGGCCGCCCTTGAGCTTCAGGACGGTGGGGACGTTCTGGATGTGGGCGCTGTCCAGCAAGGCGCGCAGCGCGCCGGTCGCCGCGCCAGAGAGGCCGCCGATCATGTGCGTGAGGCCGATCGGGTACGCGCCGCGCCAGGGCACGAAGCCGAACTCGACGATCCAGTCGAGCTGTTCCTTGGCTGCGTCGTCCAAATCCCAGTTGCGGTACAGCGCCAGCGCCTGCATCGAGCTCTTGTCGATGGAGAGGATGTAAGGCTCCATCCCGTCGCCGAAGTCGAGGTAAGTGTACACCTCCAACACCGTGCGCAACCCGTCTTCGTTGTAGGCGGATTGCTTGCGGCCTTCGATCTTGTCGTTGGCCTTGGACGCCTTGCTGAACTCCGGCTCCGAGGGCGCGCCCAGGTTCACGTCGCGGTAGAGGCCTGCGGCCACGCGCTTGTTGTACGTGAAGTCGGTGATGTACTGCACGTGCGTCTTGCGCTCGGCAGTGTAGAAGTTGGTCGCTGCGAAGGGCAGCAGCATGTCGTCGATCGGCACAAACTCCACGTCCGGCCGCCGGTGCTGCGGATTCCACATCGCCTTCAGGTATTGGCCCCCGCCCAACGGCAGCTGCGTCGTGAGCTGCTCGAGCTCGGCGCGGAAATTCTGGATCTGCTCGGTGGCCTGCCAGTTCATGAAGTCGGCCTTGCGCTGCGCCTTGAGCACCTTGTCGCGCTCTTGCTCGCCCAAGATCTTCGACTTCACCGGGCCGGTGGGCGGGAACAGCTCCTTCATCGCGCGGGCGCTGAAGTCCACGCACGCTTCGACCAACATCGGGTGCACGACCTTGTTCGCGCCGCTGAACTGAGCGCCCCCGGGCGCGTCGTCGCCGAGCCCTGTGCGGCGCAAGCCCTCCTCGTAGAGCTTGTCGCGCTTTTCGCGCGCTTCCTTGTCCTTTTCGATCTTGTCGAGCAGGTCACTGACGTAGCCGCTCAGGGCGGATTGGTCCACCTCGTCGACGATGTTGGCAAAGTGGTCCTGCGCCGCGCGCTCTTGCGCGACCGCCTCCATGCGCACGACCGCGCCGCCGTCTTCGGTGTCCTCGATTTCGAGCTCGTCGTCTTCGAACTCGACTGATTCACCTTCCTCGGGCAGACCCAGGTCGTCGTCTTCTGTCATTTCAGCCATAAATTTCCTCGCTGAGCTTCTGCGCCAAGGCGTCGATTGTCGCCGGGTCATAGCTGTCTGTCCCCGGCGCAGATGTGTTCACTGAGCCGCCCCGGGCGAACGGGATGAAGTCCGGCCCCTCGTCGGCGCGGCCTTGCGGACGCGGCGGCTCCCAATCTGGGAACAGGTCGGGCATCTCGCCGGGTTGACGCGGAGAGGCGGGTGCGGAAGGCAGCGTTGTGCGGCCGTATTGTTCGAGCAGCGGCGTGAGCTCGTCCTGCGTGACGTAGCGAGGCACGTCCACCCCTGCAGCCTTCATCCGCTGACCCAGGTCGCTGGCCGGGTCCAAGGGGATGAGGGCGGCGTTGTCCAGGTCTTGCACGCGGCTCCACTTGCCGCTCTTGACGAAGTCGTGCACAAACGGCAGCAGCGCGGCGTCCGGTTCGTCCGCGTACCCCGTGCCCTTGTGGCGCAGGCGCTGCATGGTGTCCTTCTTGCCGGAGCCTTTGATTTGAATGATCTCGTCTGCTTCATCACCATACGAAGCAAACTCCGGCTTCAACCGAGCGTACACCTCGTCGTAAATCGCTTCTATTGAACGTGCATCGCCTGCGTCTTTCAAAGCCCAAGATTCGTTCTCCGCTGCACGGCGCAACTCTTCTTCGCTTCCTTCCGCAACAATCTTTTTCCCTCCAGGACGCACCTCGATCGTCACTTGTGGCTGCCCCTTCTTGTCGCGCAAGGAGAAGATGCGGGTGGAGCCGAGCGCGACGTCCTCACAGTAATCGCCCACGCAGTTGCCCATCAGGTCGCCCTCGCGCTTGAGGGCGCGTTCGAGGGCGTCGAGGTTGCCGGGTTCGTCGGGCGTCGCGCCGCGCTGGCGCAGGGCGTAGGTGGCGCGCGCTTCGTCCATCGCGCCGGGCACATCCAGGTCGTAGCCTTCTTGCCCGAGCCATTGCTGGAATTTTTTGTCGTTGACGTCGGGCAGGTCTTCTGCGCCGACACCTTTGGGCATCTTCAACTCCACCCAGCGCATGCCCGCCTCGGGGTATTCCTTGAACACCTGGATCGCGGGGTTGGCGAGCTCGGCTTGTTCGTCGAGCCAGGCCTTGTACGAATCGAGCTTCTCGATCGCTTGCGGCAGAGAGGTCTTCTTCAAGTCCTCAGGCTTGAGCCGCATGTTGCGCGGGAGATTCTCGCCAGCGGCGAGCATTTCGCGCAGACCTTGCGTGATCACGTCCAAGCCCATGTCGCCCGCGCCGCCCGTGATCTCGTGCACGCGAGTGCCCGGGGGCAGATCCTTGAGCCAAGGGTTCTGGCGCATGAGCTCGGGCACGCCGCCATATTTCTTGAGCAGCTGCTCAACGGTCGGGTTGTCGACCATCGAGTCAGCAATGTTCTCCCACCCTGCAGCGCGGCGCATCGAGGCGAACTGTTCTTCGGAGAGGGGCGCGGTGGCGCTTTGCAACGGCTCGAGCGAGACACCCTCCTCCGGGAAGCCCGCAGCCTTGCGCCGGGAGATCACTTCCTCCGGCACCCAGCCCTCCGCCATCATCAGGTCTTCCGACGGCAATGGGTGAACACCGCGCGAGGCCAGTGTGCGCAGCGAGTCGACGGGTGTCGCCAGCTCGTTGCGCAGGTAGTTGCCCAGCTTCTGTTCGACCCAGTCGTTGAGCGCGCTGGCGGGCGCTTTTGAACGAGCCTCAGCGATGCGCGCGGGCATGTCCTCTTCCGGCACGTCCAGGGCGCGCATCATCTGGCGCCAACTCTCTTGCGTCGGCTCCCTGACCTTGAGCGGCTCCAGTGTGCGCTCGACCGTGCCGGCGAGCCAGTTGCCGCCCCGGGGCTTCACGACGTTCACGGGCGGTTGCCCAGCGGCCATGACGAAGTCGCGCCCCGCCTTGCGCACGGCCCCAGGAGCGCCAGCGATGAGCCGCAGGGGCGAGCCGGGGCCGCCGTAGAAGCCGCCCGCCAGCTGCGCAGCGCCCGTGAAGGCGCGGCCCGTCGGGGAGGCCTGGCTGATGGCGCGGCCCGGCAGTCGGCGCTCGACGTCCTCGCTCGTGGGCAGGACGGTCTCTTCGCTCAGGCCGGGGAGCATGCGCACGAACGACTCAATGTCGCCCGGCGCGCCCAGCACGCCTGAGGCGAACCCGCGCAGCGCGGAAAGCGGCGCGTCGGCCGCAGCGCGCCGGTCGTTGAGCTCCGGGCGGCGACGCCCGGCGGAGCGGTAGCCTATGAATGGGCGTTGTTCATCGGCCATGGCAAGCACACTCCTTCATCTGGGCCAGCCCGCCTCGGGCTTTGTTCACTGATCCGCCGCCAGCGTAATCGTACTTGGCCGCAATGGGCTTCGAGGGTACAACTGCGACGCCAGGCTTGAACATGGTGGACGGGCGCTCAGCAGCGGCTTGCACAAGGTCTTCCAGCTCGCGCTGACTGCGAGCCCGTGCCGCGAGAGCGAGCCCGACCCGGTTGTTGTGCAGGTCGTACTCGTAATCCTCAGGCATCTTGCCGAGACCCAGCGCGTAGCGCAATGCGTACAAGGGTGACTCTTTCCACTCGTGGAGCTTGCCCAAGAACTCGGCGACACCAGGCGTGTACTTGCGCGCGGCAGTGCCCGCAGCGAGCATGTGCCGAGCGGCGTCGCGCTGGTCGTCTACTCCGCTTTGACCGGGGTACATGTCCCCGGCGACATGCTTGGCGTAGTCTGACAGGCCGATCAGCGTCGGAGGCTTCACCTCGCCACCCTCGGCGTACTTGCCCGAGCGCTTGTCGGCGGCCATGAAGTCGCGGCCGACGGAGGGCTTGATTCCGACCTTCTTGGCGAAGGCGGGTGAGTGGGCGACTGCGGCCATCAGGCGGTGCTGTGCGGGGCTGCTGGAGGGCATGTTCACTTCCTTTCCGAGCGCTCGGCTTCCCACAGGCGCTCGGAAAGCTCGTCGTACGCAGCGCGGTCTTCTGGCGTAGCCATCCTTGGCCAGCCTTGCTTGCCATAGGGCGCTGTGAGAGCGTTGATCTGCTTGCGCAACGCGGCAGACGGGCTCACAGCCGTTGGAGCGGGCGGAGCTTGTTCGCTGCCGAAGAGACGCTGATATGTCGTTTCGAACTCTTCCGCTTTTGGAGCGAGCTCATTTTCTTCAACGACAGCGTTCAGCCAGCCTCGGAAGTTTTCCGGTGTCGGTTCAGAAAACCAAGTGAACTCCGGAGGCGCAGCGCGCATGATCAACTCTGGCGGCAGGTCCTGCGTGGCGCCCTTCAGAGCGTCCAACAGCTCTTCCGTGTATTCAGAGTCTTGATCCGCGTTCTTGCCCGCCTTGCGCGCAAGGCTGTCGAAATAACGCGCGTCTTCCGGCGACATCACAGTTTTGAGCTGCGGGCGCAAATTGCGCCAAAATGCAGCCGCGCCGATGCCTCGACCGCCAATCTCGTCTGCGCTCTCTTCGAACGACCACCACAAGGCGTCGCGCGTTGCGTGGTCCAGGTCGGTGAGCTTCGGGATTGGAGCGGCCTTCTTGACTGCAGAGCGGACAGCCTGCTTGGCGACCGTGGGGGCGACGGCCTTGGCCAACGCGCCGAGCGGGCTGACGTCGGTGGCTGCGCCGAAGGCCTGAGCGCCTGCACGCTTGAGCATCTCGCGACGCGTGAGCTCCAGCGGCGCTGCGGGTTGCTGAGGCAAGACGGCGGGGAGCTGCTCGCCAACGTTGAGCGTTGGGTCGACGAGCTTTGGCGCCTTGGCTTCTTGCCCGGCCTTGAGCATGGACCGCAATGCTTTCAAAGGGCCTGCCATGACGCGCTCCGTGAGTTTTGTTCAGGCTGCATAAGGGTTCACTCGCTCCTTGCGATATTGTTTGGGCTCCTCGATCTCACGCGCCTGGGGCAGCTTGAACCAGCCCTCGTCTTTGAGGTAGATTATCGCCTGGGTGAACGTGTCTACGTAGTCGTCGTGTTCAGCGACTGGGAACTTCGACAGTTGACGCATAAATGCCGAGGCCCACGTGACCGGCTGCCCGGGGTTCTTGCCGCTCTCGGGGACCCACAACACTCCGAGCTCGAGTGTCGGAGCGGCCTGATGCGCGCGGCTGACCTTGTCGGCGTTGCCGGGGTTGTAGCCGAGGACGGGCACGCGCGCTTGCCGCAGGTCCTGGATCAGGGACTGGCCCGAGGCCTTGGCTTCCACCAAGATGCGGTCGGGGCGCTTGGCGCGAGTGATCTGGCCCTTCTGAGCGCCCGTCGTGCCGCCATACTCGGTGGTCCAGTCGTTGATCACCTTCTTGCGCAGCTCGGGGTACGACAAGTGTTCGTCCCACGCGTCCAGCAGCATCGCGTGGCGCTCGCCCTCGAACGAGAACACGCCGTAGACCGTGCACGCGGTCGGGTCGCCGGTCGTCTTCTCAGTGAACGCGCAGTCGTAGCTCTGCAACACAAACTCGAACTGCGGCAGCGTCTTGGCGGCGGGCCAGAGCCGGAAGTGCTTGGTCTTCAGCATCCCGCCCTCGGCGGGCGTCGGGTCTTGCTGCAGCTGGCCCGAGGCGCCATACGCGCCCAGGAGCTGCTTGAGCCGCGTGATCTCCTCGGGGCCGAAGCGGTCCGGACAGATCAGCTCGCCCTTCTTCTTGCGCGGGTCGTACGGCCCCAGGAACGTCTTGCGTTGCATGCCGTCCCATTCGGCCGGAATGCAGATGTGTTCCCAACCACCGATGTCCTCGATGATGTGGCCGCTGACGTCCTTCTGGTGCAGGCGCTGCATGACCGTCACCATGCAGTCGGCCTTGGGGTTGTTCAGGCGGGTGGACCACACTTGGTCGAACCACTCCAGCGTCGACTCACGCATGGCGTCCGACTGCGCGTCTTGCGCGCCGTGCGGGTCGTCGAGGATCAACCGCGAGCCGCCCTCGCCGGTCGCCGTGCCGCCCACGGAGGTCGCGATGCGGTAGCCGGTCTTGTCGTTTTCGAAGCGCTGCTTGGCGTTCTGGTCGCCGCTCAGCGCGAACAGGTGGCCCCAGCGCTCTTGGTACCAGTTGCTCTCGATGAGCCGCCGGGACTTCAAGTTGTCGCGCGTGCTGAGCGTGCCGCTGTAGCTGGCCGCCAAGAACTTCTGTTCCGGCGACGTGAGCCACTCCCACATCGGCCATGCGACCGAGACGATCGTCGACTTGGAGTGGCGCGGCGGAATGTTGATCAGCAGCCGCTGGATCTCTCCGGCGCTGACGGCTTCCAAGTGTTCGCAGATCACCTCAATGTGCCAGCTGGGCACGAACGCCACGCCGGGCTCCATCACGTGCCACGCCTGCTTCACGAACTCGTACAAGCTCGCCGAGGCCGCGCGACGCTGCTGCTCGCGCTGGATCATGTCCAGCAGCACGGCGGGGCTGAGCGGGGCGTTCATTGCAGCGCCCGGCCTTCCTCGTATGATTCACGCCCGTCGAGCGCGTTGTGCAGGTGAATGTCCGTGCCCGGCGGGCAATCATCGGCGAGCGTCGGGCCGCACCAGCAATCGACAGAACACTCGTGCTCCCGCAGGTCGTTCAGCGGAACGATGTGGATGTGTTCCATCGGGTACAGGCGCATCGTCAGCTCGCTTGCTTCTTGACGAGCGCCATCGCGTCGCCCCTGCGGTGCTGGGCTTCTTCCACGGCGCGCGTGTCCTCCAACACCTCCCGGCTGACGAGCACCAAGTCGTGCAGTCGCAGGTGCTCGTCGATCACGTTGCCGTCGAGCCGGGAGAACAGGAGCCAGGGCCGCATGTGCAACCGGATGCGCATCCGACGCACCGTGAGCTCGTGGCGTGGCGCGTCGTACCACGCCCAAATGAACACGACCCCGCCGCGTGAGCGGTGGACGTTGAGCCCGATATGGAACGGGGCACCTTCAGTGATGATGTGAATCATGATCCGCTCGCCGCCTTCGCCATCAGGGATTGCATCTGCTTGAGCTCCGCGTCGCTGAGCCCCTTCATGTCGATCGCCGCCAGCGTGAGCGGGCCGCCACCTGCGCCCGTCATCTCCGTGCGCGCGAGCTTGGGCACGTGGTACTCGACCACGTCCTTGAGCATGTTGTACGCCTTCTCCGGGTTGGGCGCGACGAGCCAAAGCGGCTCCCCGTCGTCGTCGTAGCGTTGGTTGCCGTCCGCGTCGCAGCGGGGCACGCCCTTGGCCACGGCGTCCAGCCACTCCTGCATCCGCCCAGCGTTGTCGTCGACGAACGCCGCGATGGCCTCGCGGGCCGCTCGCGTGGCCTTGTTGGGTATTCCAGCGGGCCGCCCGCCAGTCCCAGGCTTGCGACCGCTGCGGCCTGCAACTCCTGCCATGTTTCAACCTCCAGATTCTTTAAAAAATGCTTCGTCCAGCATTCTGCTGTTTGCGCATTATCGCGCCGCTCGTCTTTCCACGCAACGCCGCACTCGTCTCGAAAGCGCCGCCACGTCTTGCCGCGCTCGATTCTTTTCTCTCGCCGCGCGTCCTGAGACGCCCGAGTTCCCGACTTATCCTATTCTTCTCTCCTACGTAATTTAAATAGAATTTAATTCGTTTGGATCAAACAATTACTATCTTGGGTTTTTTGGGTTTTTTCCCACATCTCGGGATCAAGAACCCGAGATGCCCGAGACGGAAATTATCGCGGCACCGATCACGAGATATTCCTCGTCACCCCTTTTTCGCGGCGATGGAGACGACCTTGTCGCCTTCCGAGCGGGCAAGAATCGCTTCTCCGTGCGCACGGACCAAGCCATGCGCGGCGTCCCGATCGGCCGCCAACGCCGCCTTCACGAACGCGTAGCGGGAGCGGAGCACCTTGCTGTCCTTGCGGAAAGTCCACCGCTCTCCGGTGCTCTCCGACGTGCGGGGGTGGGGCACCTGCACGTACCCCGCCTTCGTCATCCGGTGGGCAATCTTCCTCGGCGACTTCAGCATATTGGCCACCTCCTCGTGGTGGTCGAACTGAGGATTGACGAGCTCTTGGCCGAGCACCACGTCCGGGTTGCCCAGGTGGTCCAGGACCCACGCGACCGCGTCCTCAGGCTCTCCCCACGACGCGGCCACCGCGCCCCACCCTGCGGTGCGTTGCACCTGCGCCTTGGGGTCGAACGCGGAGAGGTCTCTCCCGGCGAGCCAAGCCGCCACGTGCCCCATGCCGCCGCCTTCGAACCAAGCGAAGAGCTCGTTGAAGTACTTGGGCCGCCCTTCGGCTTCGTGCCACTTTTGCGGCAGGGGCGAGTGCATGATGAACATGCGGCGGTCTTCGGGCGGAATGTACATGCTCATCCAGTCGTTGGTGGTGATGAACACGCGGAGCCGGTTGATGATGTGGCGGAGCTTTGCGTACTTGTCGTTGAGTGGGAGTGTGTCGGGCGGCGCCACGATCATTGGCTTCAGAATGTTGTAGGCCGTGCTCGCGTGGTGTTCGTCCTTGGTCGGGCGCACCTCGTCCACCACGAGCATGAGTGTCTCGAGCCAGGGCTTGTACGGGCTGAAGAGTTCGTCCGGGTCGATGTTCTTGGAGTTCCAGTTGCCGACCGCAGCCTTCACGGGCATGAGCGCGGCGTCCTTGCCGATGCCTTGCGTTCCGCTCAAGACGATCGCGGCGTTGCACTTCACTTCCGGCTCCTGGACCATGTGGGCGCAGAAGTCGAAGAAGAACTCATGCTCCTGCGGGTCGGGCCAGAGCTTCTTCACGTGCTCGACCCAAGGCCCTGCCTGAGCCGGATCTCCCTGGAGCTCTGGCGGCGGCAAGTACTTGTTGTAGATGCGCCGCCCAACAGCCGCGCGCCACCCGGCCGCATCGATGAAGATGTCACGAATGATCTGGTCCTCGCCGGGCCACCACGTGCTCCCCTCGACAAACTGGTCGTTCTCGACGCGCATGATGTCGCGTGACGGAGGGATGAGGCGCTCTCGACGCCGCCGAGGCCTTCCTCGGGGGCGTCGACCTTCGGCCGCAGGGGCTTCTTCGTCCCCCTCTTCAACCTCCACCCGCCAAAGCTCAATCGGGATCGAAGCGTCCACCGCTTTTTCCGAATGTTGCGTGCCGTCGCGCAGGTCCCAGAAGGCTTCTTGCGCCTTGTCGAACACGTAGTCCTCGGGCCGCGCGAGCCGCCGCGAGCGTTGCACCGCCGCGACCAACGCTGCCTCACGCGCGGCTGTTCTTTCGTCAATGTCCACCGTTCAACTCCTCGGTTGTTCTTTCTTGCGTAACTCACAATCGTCGCCTTGGTTGCACTCCTGGGTGCAAGGCGGGCACCTGCGCATGAGTTCGAACATGGATTCCTCTTCCGGCTCTGGCTCGGTGCCGACGTAGCAGGCGGCCAGCCAAGTCACCCAAGCGCCAATCACCCCTCCGCACACGAACCCCAGCGCGAACACGACCCCGCCGCCGGTCATGCTTGCACCTCCCGCAGGCAGCGCTCGACGGCCTTTTCCGCCGCACGGATCTCGCGCATGTAGGCCAGGCACTTTTTGTCCTCGCTCACGCCCGCAGCGACGAGCGCGGCGGCTTGCAGGAAGCGCAAGTCCAGCAACAACTTCTTGAGCAGCAGCAACTCTCCGTGTTTCATTCCTTCTCTCCCCTCGCGCCGACAAGGCGCTTCTCAATCTGCCATTCCAGCTCGGCCAGCAAGTCCTCCGTGGTGTCACCGTGGCCGGTAGCGAAGCCGCGGCCGATCATCCATGAGGCCAGCTTCTCGCGCTCGGCTGCGGCGAAGCGTTCAATCGCATCACCAGTCAGTTCGTCGCTATTGCCAAACTCACTAGCCTCCCGCGCCATGCGGATGATGTCACCGCGTTTCATAGTAGCCCTCCTTGAGCATCACAGCATCTTGGTAGTCATGTTTAAACCATTTCCACATCTCGGCGCGTTCTTCCTTGGCTTCGGCCCAGCGGAATAGGTACTCCCAGCTTGTCCTGTCGTCTTGCATTTCGTGAAACCTCTCGGCGTTCAGGCGGCAATGCACCATGACTGTGTTGAGGGACAAGTAGTCCAGCAGCGCCTTGAGTTTGTCTTTGTGTGTTTTCATTTCAAAAACCTCACGATCTGCTCGTACACGCCGTTGCGGGCGCTGTTGTCAGCTTCATACTTGTTCCACCCTGCGTAGCGCATCTCTGTCTCTGCTCGGCGCAGCAGGTCAAACGCTCGGTCAGAGTCTTTCACGATTGCATCTATCTCAGTCTGGTGCGACTGCTTGAGCGCTTTGGTCAGCGGGCTGTCCAGCCAAGCGTGATAGTCGGCGGTCGATAGCTTTTGGTGCATGTTGTGGTCTCCACTCATTCCCCACCCCCGATCCCGTGCTTGCGCTCGATGGCGCGGCAAAGCTCTCGCACATAAACACCGAGCGGCTTGCCCTTCTCTCTAGTGCGGCAGTAAACGCGGTTTTCGATCTTGTCGAACTCTTCCTCCGTCAGCGGCTGGCGCTGGGGCGGGGCGGTGTAGAGGGGCGCTTCAATTCCAAAGGTGGCTGGCTGTGTGTGAAGAACAACAGCGCGGCGGCCTTCACGTTTCAGGATATCAAGGTCGCCATTGATGATCCACGCCACCGGCTCCTGCTTCTCGGCCTGCTCAATGGCAACGCGAAGAACAGTGGTGTGCTTGTCGATGGCCTCGTGCATGGCGCGCTCAAAGCGAGCATCTTCCTGCGTGTAGCAGCCAAAGCCCTTCTTCGCTTGCGTCCCACCGAGCAGCCGTGCGGCCTCCAGCGCCTGCTTCATTGCGTCGATCGGGTTCATGCGTTCTTCTCCTGGAGCGCGGCTTCGACTGTGCGGTAGATGTCCTTGATGGAAAATGTGCCGAGGAGCTGAACCTTGAGTTGGTTGTGCAGCGCTTCGATCTCCCCGTCCGTCAACTCGACCCAAGGCCTCCGCTCGTAGACCGGG